CTCCTTGTCGGCGATGTGCTCCGCGACAACGGCCTCGACTGCTTCCAGACGGCCGAGTAGCGACTTTCCGCCCGCGTCGGGGGCGCGCACGATCCGGTCGAGGCCCTCGACTTGGCGGCGTAGGGCGGTGATATCCTCCTGGATTCTCGACCACGGGCGGGTCAAGGTCCGCCACGCCATCGCGACGGCCACCACCATCCCGGCCAGCGTGGCGAGCCCGACCACGACCAGGACCACGCTCGACCACGCGGCATCAGCGGAGGGCGGCGGGACCTGGGCCTGGGCGATACCGGCAAGGAGGAGGACCCCGGCGAGGATGGCGGCAGCGCGCCTCACGGTGCGGCCGGACACACGGGGCAGGTTGGGCAGGGCGTCGCAGCCAGGGCGGCGCTCACGTCCTGCTGGGCCTGCTGAAGGTTGAACGCGCCGCCGTCCTTCACCATCGCGCCCGAAACGCCGATGTCATACTCGACGAGAGCGGCGATGGTACGGTGATTCGCGCCGTTCTCGACGAGGTATTCCATCCCGAGGCTGCGCACGGGCGAGGCCGCGATCTGCGCCCGGAGCTCCAGCTCGCGCAGGGGCTCGGCGTTGACGGCCTCGCCCGTCTCCTCGACGACGCCCGCGGTTGCGGCCACCGTCTCGGGCGCGTCGGTCGAGATGGTGATCTCGGTGGCCTGCTTCCCACCAGCCTTCGCCCCGATGTAGATGCCTTCACCCACAGCGACGAGTCCGAGCGTGATCGCGATGTACAGCAGCATCTTCGACTCCATGTTCAGTCCTCGTCCTCGTCGGACGCGCAGGGTATCGGCCGGGTCGGTCCGGGCGGCGTGCGCTCGGCGCGTAGCTCGGCCGAGGTGGGCGCCCGGTTCGGCGTCGGGAAGTTCCTCGCACCGTAGGCGACCGTGGCGCCCGTGGCGACCATCGCGAGCGCCATCGCCCCCTCACCCACGGCCTCGGGCGGCCACAGGAGCGGCAGCAGGTAGATGGCGACGACGCCGACGAGCCCGAGGAGGACGGTGCGGCTCACGGGTGCACCCTCGTCGCCCAGGCCGCCGGGTCGCGATCGATCAGGATGGTCACCTCGTGGCCCCCGGCCTCAAGCACGGCGATCTGCTCGTAGAGCCAGGTGCAGGCCGCCCGGGACTTCCTCACCGTCATCGCGTCCATGTTGCGGAGGAGGCCCGGCACGATGCAGCCCGAGGTATCCGCCTCGTCGTTTCCGGAATGAATCCGCACACCTCTGAAGCCTGGCACGCCGAGCAGCACGGGCATCAGGCGCCCGTACTTGGGGCTGTGCGTGGTCTTCACGGCGTACATGCCCGCCGGAATCGCCGTCTCGTGCGCCACCTTGATCGCCAGCACCTCGGCCGGGGTCATGTCGGCGTCGAGGCCTCGGTCCTCGTCCTCGACGGTGAAGCCGAAGTCCAGGCCCTGCCACCGGAGCGTCCCGAGCGTGGCCTCGGCGCCGAACACGTCGCGGGTGAGGTGGAGGGTGGGTGCGGTCACGGCAGATAGCCGACCGGCTGCTGCACCTCGAACGTCCACGCCCGGAATTTCACCGTCGCCGCGCCAGCGACGTTCGTCTTCCGGCCCATCGCCACGAACCCGATCGGCGTCGTCGCCAACCCCCATGAGCCGGTCCTGGCGGTCGTCGCGATCATCACGCCCGCCGAGTTGAGCCCCCAACCCCGCACCTGCTGGATGGAGTTGGGCCCGTGCTCAAAGGTGACCACGGCGTGCAGCGTGTTGGGGTTCTGGTCGCCGTCGGTGTACGCCGCCTGGTGGCCCGCCCGCATCAGCGGCCCGCCCGCCGCGTCCCAGCACAGCCCGGCATGGCGCCAGGAGCCGGTGAGCGCGGTCGCGTCGGTGATGCCCATTGCCAGCCAGAGGTCGGACGTGGCGGGTGGTGCGGTGATGGTTTCGAGGACCATCTGGAGTCCCCATGGTCTCGCCGTGCTGAGTGCGGTTCCGGCGCGATCCCGGAGCGTGAAGAACCACACGGCTCCGAGCGGCACGGTGTCCGCACCCACCCCACCCAGTAGGGTTACGTCGGTGCTTGCTGCCGTCTCCGCGTCCATCGTCGCGAGCCCGCTCGGGTCACTTGTCGCGGTGGCGCTGCCGAGTAGCAGCCTGCGACGGAGCCCGGTCGCGTCGTGCGTGTCGGCGATGTTGCGCTGGATGGAGCCCATGGAACCTTCCTATGCGCCGTCGCGGTCGTCGGTCCAGTGGACGCGGATGGTGGTGACGGTCACGGTGCCGGTGTCGACGAGAACGGTGCCGTAGAGCTTACCCTTCGTGGTTTGCCCGGCCGGGACGCGTGGCTGCGTGTTGACGCTGAGCGTGCCCATCCGCAGCGACGTGTCGGTGAGCCCGGCCGCGAGGTCGAAGTAGGCAGACGGACCGAAGGCGATGTTGTCGCCGAGCAAGTCCCAGAACAGGATGATCTTCGCCTGCGTCGGCGCGCCCGCCGTGGCATCGAGGATCACGTCGACCTGGGTGATCTTCGCCTGCTGGGGGAGTGCGCCGTGCAGGGTGTTGGCGTCGCGAGCCGTGTCCTCGTGGAGGAGCACGAGCTTGGTGAGCGCGAATGCCTGTTGGACCGCCGTCGGCTGGGTGTCGTTGATGAGCATTCCGGCGTTCATGGCTACCTCGACAGAGGGGTAGGGGTGATGAGGCGCTTGGCCTCGCGCCAGAGGTCGCCGTCGACGCGCTTGACGCGGGCCCGCTCGGCGTTGGTGGGGCGGGGCAGCGTGGGCGCGTCGGCCGGGCGCGCGTTCACCAGCGGGACCGGCACCAGGCCCATCGCCTCGATGGTGGCGTCGGACGCGTCGACGGGGACCAACTCGTCCACCAGCCAGTCCCCGGCGGCGTTCTGGAAGAAGTACCGCATCGCGTTCGCCCAGAGCCCCTCGCCCTGGGTCCACCTGAACCGGCGCTTCGGGTGGTTGGCCCAGAGGATGCCAGGCGCGTGGATGAGGCGCGCGGGGCAGTCGCCGGACAGCCACCCCGCGAGCACGGCCTCGAAGTCCAGGGAGCCACCGCCCCACTCGGCCAGCATCGCCCGCCGCCGGTCGTCGCTCCGCATGATGTGGAGGTAGAGGGACCGGTACCAGTCCGATGGCGGACGGAGCAGGCCGAACGTCGTCAGGTCCTTGCGCAGGGCCTGCGACGCACTCGTCGCTGGGGCGTGGGTGGAGGCGTAGAGGGTCCGCGCCCCGGGTGTCGCCAGGAGCATGGCCCGCCACCGAATGCCCGAGGTCTTCGGCATGTGGATGAGCAGGCGGCCGATGTCGGGGGCGAGGACCATCTCACTCCTCCAGGGCGTCCACCACAGGCCCCTGGCTGTTCAGCACGGTCAGGGTGTCCGGGATGGGGTCGCCGTTCGATTCACACGGCGCGTCGACCGTGAGGCCGAGGTCATCGTTGCGGTACGTCCGGTGGAAGGTGGTCGTTCCCGTGTCGGCCATCATGACGACGCTCACGCCGTCCAGCGTGGCCTCCCATCCGTCCGGCAGCAGAACCGGCGGCCACAGGGCGAGGGTGAGGCCCTGCTCGATCATGGGCGCCAGGCACGAAGCCACGCCGTTGACGACCTCCTGCAACCGGACGCCGGACTGAGCAGGGGGGATGCTCCATCGGATACTGGTGCCGTCGCTTTCGATTGTGATTGACCAGCGCATGTAGCCTCCGTGGGCGTGAGGGCCCGAACCCAGGGTATCCCATGGGCCGGGCCCCCGTCATGGCTACACGATGGTGATGTCGCCGGCGGCGATGCAGGCGCCGGTAACGAGGTAGTGCGTGGAGTCGATGCCCTGGAACCGCACCCAGTCACCCACCGACGCGGTCGCCACGAGGCTGAGCGTGGTGCCAGTCATCGCGGTGCTGACGTTGTTGACCGAGACGACGCCGTAGAGGTGCGCCGCGCCATCCGAGATGGTGACGGCGTTGCCGCCGGTGTCCAGCGTCATGAACGTGAAGTCCAGGCCCTGAGCCGGCGTCGGCAGGGTGATGGCGTAGGCGGTCTGCTTGTCGACCGAGAAGACACCACCCGAGTCCGCGGCGGTGAGGGACCGCGTCGTCGTGATCGCGGCGGCCGTGTCGCTCGTGACGCGCAGCCCCTTGGCGGCCGTGGTCGTCCCGGGCGTGCCGGAACCGGTCGCGGCTCCCGGGGTGAGCGTGATGTCGCCACCGTTCGCGTTGCCGCCCGTCCCCGCATCCCCGGCCGCGATGGCGACCGACCCACCCGCGCCGCCAGTCCCGCCCGCGCTGTTCCCACCGACCGCGCCGACGAGGCTGGCCGCTCCGCCCGCCCCGCCGTTGCCGGTGCCCGCCGAGCACGCCCCGCCAGCCCCGGCGGTCACGGCCGATGCTCCACCGGCCCCGCCCGCGCCGGCCGTGCCGTCGCTCTGCGCGCCGCCCGCGCCAGCCGTCAGGGAGGTCGCTCCACCAACCCCGCCGTTGTGGGCGCCGGACGACGCCGTGGCGCCACCGGTCCCGGCGGTGAAGGACACGAGGCCGCCAGCCCCGCCCGCAGCCGACGCACCAACGAAGGACTGCGCGCCACCGTTGCCGGCCGTCGCGGAGTAGGCGCCACCCGCCCCGCCCGCGCCAGTGCCACCCGAGGACTCACCGCCCGCCCCGAGGGTGACGGTGAGCCCGCCGCCGATGCCACCCGCGCCGGCGGCGCTGGAGTTCGTCTCGCCGCCGACCCCGCCGGTGACGGTGATCGTGCCGGCGTTCCCGCCCGCGCCGCCCGCGGCGGCGGCGGTCTGCGCGCCGCCTCGACCGGACGTGACAGCGAGCGCCCCGCCGTTGCCGCCCGCCCCGGTCCCGGCGGTGGACTTGGTCCCGCCCGCGCCCGAGATGAGGGAGGCGTCTCCGCCGTTGCCGGCGGCCGTCGACGTGAGCCCCGAGGACGCGCCAGCCGCGCCGGCCTGCACCGTCGCGGCGCCGCCCGCCCCGGAGGCGTGGGCACCCGTGCTGTTGGTCGCGCCACCCGCGCCACCGAGGACCGAGGACGCGCCACCCGCGCCACCGACCTGTCCGGACGCGGCGCCCGTGTTGGCCCCGCCCGCTCCACCACGGAGGTAGGAGGCACCACCGGCGCCGCAGGCCACCGCGTTGGCGGCCGAGGCACCGGCACCGGCACCCACGTCGTAGGCGGCGCCGGCCTTGGCCGTCGTCGGGGTCGCACCCGCGCTCGGGGCGCGCTCGTAATAGTCCACGCCCGCCGTGTCCGTGGCCGCCGCCACCGTGGGCGCGCCACCACCACTGATCCCCAGGGCGATCACGCCGCCCAGGGCGAGGGCCATGTCGTCGGCCGCGAGGTTGAACCAGCCGGTGTTCTTGTCGGCGAGGAAGCTCAGCGACGGTGCCGCCGCCGTGCCCGCGCCGGCCTGCACCGTGCCGTCCTTGACGAGGACCGAAGACGCGTCGAGGAGCACGCCCTCGCCAGAGGTGGACTCGTTGACCTGGTCGGCCTTGATGCCGTCGACGCCGAAGTCGTCACCCGAGGTCGCGTTCGCGACGTAGCCCAGCGCCCGCGTGGTCGTGCCGTCGCTGAAGACCTTACCGCCCTCGCCCTTGTCGATCTGGGCGATGGTCGAAGCGGCGCTGTTCTTGACGGTGACGGTGTAGGCGCCGCTCGAGATGTTGACGATCGTGCGCTCGCCGTGCCACAGCGACGGCGCGGGCAGGGTGAGGTCGCGGTCAGCGCCGTTGCAGTCGACGTAGATGATGTCGGCCGCCATCCGGGTGGCCTGGGCGCCGCCGATGGTCAGCGTGACGGCGCCGGACATCGTGAGCGTCTGGTGGGCGCGCTCGATCACGGCCTCGCCGGACGAGGGGACGCGAAGGTTGAAGCGGCCGTGGGCGATGGCGTCGGATGCCATGAAACTGGGGCGCATGTTGGGCTCCGGGCAGAACGAGGGAGAGGCAGCGTGCGGGCACACGCGGCCCGCCACGCACTACGAATACCACGACTACCGAGAATCGACGTGATACCGCGCGGTTACGGGTTATCGGCGCGCTTCAGTTCCCGCTTGTCGGCGCCCGCCTTCCCCGCCGCCCGCTGCGTGTCGCGGCGGCGAAGTTCCTGGGCTGTGTCGACGAGGATCGGCTTGGCGATGAAGAAGCCCACGAGTTCGTCGCCGGGGGTGCGGCCGACGCGTGGACCCTCCAACGTCTCCCGGATGTAGGGGTGCGTCTTCCCGGGCGTCAACCCCAGCGCCTCGCGGGTCGCCAGCGTGCCCCGCACCAGGCGCTCGACGGGGCCGTGGTCGAAGGAGCGATCCAGCGCCTGCATCGTGGAGATTCCGCGCCCCATCCCAGGCAGGGCGTGGCCGAGGTTCTGAATCCCCCACCACCGCAGCTCGTTCCCTTGCCCCACGACCCAGCGGTAGGGGATGTCAACGTCGTACCGCTTCGCCGGGTCGGGTTCATCCACGGGCCGCACGCCCAGGAAGTCGTCGACGATCAGGCCGCCCGTGAGCGCGCGGTCCAGAGCGATGAACCAGGGCGGCACCGTGTTGAAGTTGCCGCTGTCGATGTTGTAGGAGGTCGACGGATCTACACGGGTCGCGGACACGATGGGAGCCTGCCACCAGGGCGGAAGCCGGTTGGCGACCCTCGCGGCCGCTTTGGGATCGTCGAAGGCCGACAGCGCCCAGGAGATGATCTCGCCCCACAGCGTGAAGCCATCGACCGCGGGCTGTTGGCGCGTCACGAACGCGAGGCCCAGGCGGCGCAGGGGGTCGGCCTCGACATCGACGCCGCGCACGTCCACCCGCACGCCGTCCTCGATGAAGCGGCGGTAGGCCACCATGAGCTGCCGCTCGTAGTTTTCGGGCCTGACGATCCGGTACTCGTCCTCCAGGTAGAGCTGCTGCATGTCGCGGATGAGCCGCACCTGACCCGCGACCCTGGACGGGTGGTTGAGCAGGGTCCACCAGAACAGGGTCTGGTTGGCGCGCTCGTAGGCGTAGAACAGGCTCACCTGCCGCATGACGCGCTGTTCGAAGTCGGTCATGTTGCCGTAGTCGTAGAGCGCCATGCGGGCGGCGGCAGCGGCTTCGGCCGGATCCGCGCCCTTGGCGAGGTGGTCGAAGAAGACGTGCAGGCGGCCGTAGTTGTCGATCGCGGTGTAGGCGCTGACGAGTTGCTCCTGCCACCACTCGAAGGGGAGCAGGACGTTCTCGATCCACGTCCTGTGCTCGCGCCGGATGTCGTCGGTGAGCGCGCGGGCGGACTCGGCGTGAACGAACGAGGAGTTGAGGCCGTAGCTACGTGCCATCTGTCGGAGCTGCTCGGCCGAGTAGACCCTGCCGTCCTTGGTCACCAGGACGCCCCGGCCCTCGATGGCCCGCTGTTCGCCCCAGAGCCCGATGAACACGTCCTTGACGAGCTTCTGCCTGGCCGGGTTGACCTGGGCACCGAAGACGGCGCGCAACCCGTCGCGCTGGAACCACTGCCACTGCCCGTCCAGTATGTTGCCGATGTAGCTGAAGACGTTCGGCACCAGGATACCGACGACCATGCCGACCTTGATCCGGCTGAACAGCTTAGGCACGGCGTCGAAGACGACAAGCAGTGCGTTCTCGGCGTGAAGTGCTGCACGCGAACCCACCGCCGCACCGGGGGCGGGCTCACGAAGGGGGGCGATGGTCCCGACCACCTGGCCGGACCTGCGCGCGGTGCCGACCGTAGCCGCCTCGTCGAGCGCCAGCTTGATCTGCTCCTGGAACATCTGCGGGACCATGATGCGGCGCCCGTCGAGGTCCATGGCCGTCCACAGCCCCTCGCCGCGCTTCCATCCCCAGCGGTCCATGAGGTCGTCGGCGTAGAGCAGCGCCGCCATGTCGGGGTGGCCGTGGAACGCGCCGGGCGGGCCAGCCAGCCGCCGCCTGTCGACGGTCGGCAGATCCTGGTGAGGGGCAGGCGGACCACGGCGGACCACGCTGCCCGTGTACTGGTCGAGCGCGGTGCTGTCGTTCCAGGCCACGCGGGCGTTGAGGGCCGCCACCACATGGTCGTAGAAGCGGTCACGCAGAGGCAGGCCGACGTCCACGTCCCGGCCGCGCTCCGGGCCGAGCAGGCCGTACTCGGCAAGTTCGTCGGCCATGCGCCCCAGGATGTCGTGGGCGCGCATCCGGACGATGGCCTCGGCGAGGGCGACGTTCGGGTCCATCTTGAACGTCCGCCGCCCCTGAACGGCGTCCTTGATGCGGCGCCAGAGTGACTTGTCCGCGAGCCCGGTCGCGCGTCCCATGCCGGCCATGATGTCGAACAGCGTGGGCGGGCGGTTGGGGAGCGGCACCTGGGGCCCGTGCTCGGGCAGCCAGCGGCCCTCATAGAAGGCCTTGTAGAGCGCGACCCGGTCGTACCACTGGAGGGTCGCCAGGATGTTGGCTTCGCTCGACCCGGTGAGGATGATGGCGATCTCGTTGGCGCGCAGCTCGACGACGCGGACACGGTCACCCAGGCCCACGGCGATGCGGCTGACGGCGTCCTCCACGTCGAGCAGCTCGGCCGGCGCGAGGTTGACTGCCGTGCGCCCGCGGTAACTGTCGAGGATGCGGAGCGCTGCCTCTTCCTCGGGTGACAGGCCGTGACGCCAGGAGTCAAGGGCATCCTGGAGGGCCACGAGGCGGACGGGGTTGAGGATGGCGTCGACGTTCGGCGCGTCCCCCGATAGGGCCTGGTGTTGGGCAAACAGGATGTCGACGATCCCAACGTCGTGCCCGTTCCGGGCGACGGGCGGGGTGAGCTCGTTCGCGACGCCGCGCAGGCTCTCCATGATGGAGCCGACGTCCTTGAAGCCCATGCGGCTGTACCAGGGCCGCATGGCACGCTGTGCCCGCACCCCGTTGCGGACCCAGTCCTGGGCGCCGCCGAGCTCGCGCGAATGCCGCTCGACGATGTCCTGGACATGGGGGTCCGGGTAGCCGGCCATCGGGCGCTCGACGATGAACGCCTTCGTGAGCGTGTTCTTGAGCTTGGACGGGATGGCGCGACCCAGGACGTCGACGAACGCGGCGGCGGCGGACGGCGACACGCTGGCGGTGCGCCGGGTGCGGCGGGTTGCGGCGCCGGCCTCGACGTCCAGGGCCAGCTCCTGCAACCGGTTCACCTCGGCGAAGGTGATGGTGTCGAGGTTCGCTGCCGGGTCGAGCAGGCGCTCAGGGACCAGCGACCGGCCGTAGATGGTGGCGATGGGTTCCGACGCGAGTTGGCGGGCGTAGATGCGCAGGCCCGACTGCTGAGCGGGCGTCAGGCGCACACTGGCGTCGCCCTCCCGCGCCGTCGCCACCAGGTTGGCCGGGGTGTCGCCGAGCGCGCCCGCGAGCCGGCTCAGGGCGGCCTTGCGGACGCGGCCCAGCCTCGCCTTGGGGATGACGGTGCGCGGGGTCAACGTGACCATGTCGACGCCGATCATCCACTTACGGGCGTCCTCGACCACCATGTAGGCCGCGACCTTGCTGACCAGCTCGTCGAGCGGGACCTGGTCGCCAACCTCGAGGCCGAGCTCCTGCAACAGCTCCTCGTCACGCACCGCGGTCCGCTTGGCCTCGCGCGCCTGTCCGGCCTTCCGGATCTTCTCCTCGACGGCGTACTCGGGCCCGGGGTCGACACGGACGATCGGGAAGTCGGGCCGTCCAGCCTCACCGATGACGACGAGGCGACGCTGAGCCACGCCCTCGGGGCGGAGCAGGCGATCCCACGAGGCGCGAACCTCGGCGGGGAGCTCGACCTGCTGGCCCCGGAATTGCGCCCACGTCTCACGCAGGCGTTCACCGACCTCGGCGACCGCGCGCCCGAGCGCGCCCGTGGGCTGCATCCGGAGCTCGACGTAGCGACGGAAGGCGTCGGCGGCCTGGTCCATGCCGAGGCGCGTCAGCACCGGCTCGCCCGGGGTCGCGCGCAGGACGTTCTCGACGGTGAGCACGTCGGGTTCGATGCGCGTGCCGTTCATGTCCTCGACGTGGGTTTCGAGGCCGAGCGCCGTGGCGATCTGCGCGGGGCTCTCGCCAGCGTTGGCGCGCTGGTGGATGTCGTCGACCATGTGCTGGGGCAGGCTGTCGTAGTAGACGGCGAGCAGGGCGCGACCGTCCTCGCCGATGAACTCCTGGAGGAGGTGGCCGTTCTCGTGCAGGAGGGTGCGCCAGTCAGCGCCCCTGAAGAATTCCAGGAGCCAGCGGGCGTTGCCGGGCGTGCCGGTGCCAGCGGCGCCGAAGAACTGGCCGGTGAGGGGGGCGCCCGGAGCGCGGCGGGAGTGGGTGATCCTGGGGTCACTGGTCGGCCTTTCGTTTGCGATGTCCTTGATCTGCTCTGGCTTGAACACCACGAACGAAATTGGCGCTCCCTCCGGCGACGGGTCGGTCATGACGACGCTGTCGTAGCCCATGTGCTCGGCTGCTTTCACGAAGTCGTCTTGGTAGTTCATGTACCAGTTCTGGCTTCCCTCGTTGTGTGCGGCACGGGCCGCATCGATCTCGCGCGACCGCACCGGCATCGCCTCATCGAGCGCGGCCTTCAATGCCGGCGACTCACTAAGCAGCGTGTTCTCAATGTCGTACTCATCGATGGCGTCGTAGTCGATGGCGTCGCGGAGGGCGTCAGGGTTGCCGACGAGTGGTTCGCCGGCCTGTTCGGCGAGGTCGTCCACCCACGCCTTGACCGCCGCGTCACTGCCGTACAACTTCGTCGCCTCGGCTGCGAGCCACTCACGGAAGTCGGAGTTCTCCATGTTGCGCATCTCGCCGTATCGGCCCAGAACTACACGCCCAGAGTCGTCATCCCAGATGGCCTCCTTCGCCACCGCCTCAAACACAGCCGGATCGTTGAAGTCGGCCGGGTTTTCCATCCGCAGGTACACCTCGTACCGACGCCCAACACCATCGCCGCCGCCCCGGTAGAAGTCAGCGGTGCGCGCATCTGGCGAGAAGAAGTAGCCGTAGGCAGTGTCCTGCTGCCTGAACTCATCAATGTTGTCGAACCGTGAGCCATGGAACGCGCGGACGATGGCGCCGCCTTCGGGGATGGCCTCGACGTCGTCGAAGTTGATGACCGGAAGACCGCGACTCCACTCCTGGAACTCCGGGGTGCTCGGGGCACGGCGACTGAACTGCGCCTGCCCCTGTTCCAGCACCGACCGCCTCATCTCGGGCGTGAGGCGGATCATGTGGACCGGATCCGCGATCCTGGTCGTCTGGGCGTAGTCGAGGCCCGCGAGGTCAGGGTCGCCGTCTTGCGCCGCCCGACTCACGTAGCTGGCGGCGTCTTGCTCGGTCCCGAATTGCGCAACGTCCTCACCCGTGGACTGCCTGAATACGTGCCAGTTTTCGGCGGGCATGTCACGAGTCAGGCCGATGTCGCCGACCTCGACCCTCGCCCCCCACTTCGCCGCGTACTTGTTCATCCACGCGGGGAGCATCTTGTCGTAGAACCCGATCATCCCTTGGCCTCCGACCGTGAGGTCGGGGCCCTTCAGGGATCCGGACTGCTCGGGCGACGCCATGATGGCCTTCACCATGTCGCCGCCGATGACGCCCTTCATCTCGGTGGCGGACTTCGCGTCGTTGTGGACGACCCTGCCGTCCTTGATGGCCTCGATGACGATGCGGGACTCCGCGCCTGGGCCCATGCTGGCCGTTATCGCCGCCTGCTCCTTAGGGGTCAGCACACTCCACGGCTCACCGTACTCGTCCATGGCTCGCGTCTCGCGAGCGTCGCGCCACAAGTAGGGCGACATCGGCTCTTTCCGCCACCGGATCTCGTCGACCACCTTGCGCACCTGGTCTTCGTACCGCTTGACCTGCTGAACGCCGGTGGTCCAGGACACCGCGTCGTAGTCGTTTTCGGCGGCAAACCTCAGCATCCGCTTGAGGACCATCTCGTGCCAGGTCTTCGCGAAGGGGGCGTCTGGGACCCGGTTGGCGTTGAAGGCGTCGAACTCGTTCCTCGCCCACTCATCGCGGGCCGCCTCGCTGCGTTCCAACTGCCGATCCGCCATGGCGCGCAGATCATCCGGCGTCATCAGGCGGCCACCGAGGTAGAGGCCGGAGGGGACGTTCGGCGCTCCACCAGCAAGTTCGAACCGCTGGTCGAACGCCCGACGAAGGGCGCTGATCGCCTCGCGTTTGCGGTCGAAGATATCACCGGCCGCGTCGGCCCACGCTTGCGTGTCACGCGTCCACTGTTCCACCTGCTCCGGTGGGGCGTCGCTCGGCATATTACGCGGCCGCGGCGTGGTGGTTTCGTACTGAGTGACCGCGTTGGCGGCGCTCTCGTAGGCCTCGATGGCGTCGAGTTGTGCCTGGTGCGCGGCTGTGCGCTCAGCCAGCGCGACAGTTTCCCTTGCCCGCAGCGCCTGCTCCATCTCGCCCGGCAACTCTTGTGTCTTGTACCCCTTCTCCCGCCCGGCCTGGTGCAGGTCGCTCTGCACCTCCTCGATGTGGAGGATCTTCTCGCCGTTGGGCCCCACGCGGTCGTTGAACCGGACGTGGGCGAGGAGGTTCTCGCCTTCGCCGGAAGCGGGGAAGTGGGAGGAGCGGTACGGCGGCGGGCTTATGCGATCATCTTGCGCCTTCGCCAGTCGCAATTGCGCGTCCCTGTGCCCTTGCGGCCACACCCCGGTTTGGTTCGCGATTAACACACCCTCTTCCACTTGTCGCCTGAGGCGCGCGATCCGTAGGTCCATGTTCGCTTGCGTCATGCGTAGAAGCAACCCGCGCGGCATCTTGAACAGCAGCTCGCGGTAGTTCTCGCTGTCGCCGGACAGGACGAGGCTGGCGTACTGTGCCGGCCCTTCCGACGGCGCGAACGTGCCATCTTGGAGCAACTCCGACACGTCGATCCGCTCGTGCTCACCGTCGCGGGTCCTGACGTCGACGTATTCGTCCCAGTCCAGGCCGGTCCAGTTCAACGCGGCCGACTCAACCGCCGCCTCCAGTTGGGCGATCTCGTCGTCGGTCAGCCTCGCGTCCGGCACGTCCGACGTGTCTGTCGCGTCGGGTTCCGCGTCCTCAAGCGCGTCAACGGCCGCGTCGTGTTGATCATCGGCTCGCTGGATCAGGTCCTCCAGAAGCGAGCGAACCGGCTCCCACGTCGGGGAGTCACCATAGTTGTTTTCGATCGACACGGACTCGTCGAGGTAGTCCTTGGCGTTGTCGATGTCCTGCCAGCCCCTCCGTAGCGCCGCCACAGCATCCCGTCCGCGGCTCGCGGCTCGTCTCGCGTCTCGCGCCACCTTTCGTTCCACGTCGCGAGCCTTCTCGATCGCGTCTTCCATGTCCGACGGGTCGACGTTGTACCGGTCCATCAGCGCACTCGACGGCGTCCCCAGCACCACCTCCCCCAACTCGACCTTGTTCTTGTCCAGGTACGCCAGCACCTCGGCCTTCGTGACCGTCTTCTTGCCCTCCAGGAACTCGTTGAGCCGCGTCCACTTCACCTCGTCGACCTTGACACCGGCCGGGCCAGCGAACGAGGCCACACCGCCCACACGGGCCGCGTGCGCCTCAGCCTCGGCGCCCTGGTTGAGCGGGTACGTGGCGAGCATCTTGCCGTCGCGCATCACCGGCTCGTTGCCCTTCATGACCGGCTTGCCGTCCTTCACCTCGGGGACGCGCTCCTTGACCTGCCACTTACCCAGCGCGCCACGAAGTTGGTCCGGGGTGAACCGGTCCTGCTTGAGGCCCTCGACGGCGCGGCGCAGGCCCGAGTACCAGATCGGGGCGGGGTCGACGCGGCGGCTGAACTGGGGACGCTGCCCATCAGGCCAGTAGCCCCACTCGTGAATCGAGTCCCCGTTGGTGAAGATGTCCGCCGCCTTCACCCGGGCGCTCAGGATCGTGTAATCGCCGCGCAGCGCCGATTCCCCGTGGTCCTTCGCGTAGGCCTTCGTGATGGTCACCCAGTCGCCCGGGTTGATGCGCCGCGCTTCGTTGGGCGGGGCCTGCCGTAGTCGCTCCAGCTCGGCGCCCAGGCGGTCGTACTCGCCCGGGTCGCTTGCGCCGCGCTTGAGGATCCGCGCCATCCGATGCTCGATGTCGCCGACCCGCTCTGCGTTGTCCTTCGGCACCGCGCGGTAGATGGTGACCTTGGCATCGGGCCGCCCCTTCATGGCGCGGGCTATCGCGAACGCCTGGCGGTCCAGAACCTCGTCACCGGTACCGTAGTAGCGGACACCGTTCGGCCCGTAGACATCATCTGGGTACACCACGCCGGCGCCGGTCAGGTCGTGTAGCGGCGCGCCCTCTTCTGGGCCAGTGGGCCGGTGCTCGCCAGCGTAGTCGTCCTCAGCGCGGCGGCTGAACCTGGCCCGCGTCCGCTCGCTCACGGTGTCCCCGCCCCTCACGTCGATCTCGGTCACCTCCATGTCGGCCCACTCGCCGGGCAGGGCGAGGTCAGGCAGGGGCGTCGTCGTCGCAGCCTGTTCCCGGGGCGCCATGGCCCCTGTGTCGGCCTGGGCGACCTCGGGCCTGTACCGACCCCTGAACCGCGCCAGGTCCAGCGCCGTGGCTCCGGTATACGTGGACTCCGGCAGCTCGTCCATGCCCACGCCGTCCCACGCGGCCCGATGACCGGCCGTGACGACCTCGTCGTAGAGGCCTTCGCGGGGCGGCTCGGTGCCGAACGCGAGGGCGTCGAAGTTGCGGCGGCTGAACTGCGGCTGGCCCTCGGCGATGGACTCGCGCATGGCGTCGGTCACCGGCAGGTGGTGGACCTTCTCCGACCTGTCGTGGGCGAATGATGTGTCCTTGGCGATGGGGACCTGAATGTCCGTCATCCCAGGTTTCGCGTCCCACTTCGCCGCGTACCGCTTGAGGAACCCCGGGATCATGCCGTCGTACAGGTGTTCGGCCCATTTGCCGCCGATCTTGAGGTCGAGCCCGCTGATGGACGGGTAGCCTTGGCTCTCGTCCTCCTGGACGAGGTCGTAGTTGATGCGCTCCTCAGCGCCTGCGCGATCAACGAACCGCTCGGGCGCGAAGTCCGGGTGGTTCATGTCCAGCGTGTAGTCGCCGTTCGTGTTGATGATCGCGAAGGCGTCCGGATCGTCAGGGTGCTCGACGACCTCGAAGAGGCTGTTGCGGTCGTACTCGCGCCGCTTCACCTCCTCACGCAGTTTCGCTCCCGGTTTCTCACCGATGTACTCGTCGATCTCGTCGATGCCCACGGTTTTGTTGATGACCGTCTTGCCATCGTGGTCGTAGGCCAGAAGGGTTTCGCCATTCGGGTCGTAGGCGACCTCGCGCACCCGCTTCGCCAAGTCGTAGCGGTCCTGCTGCGTCTTCCCGGTCGTCCACGTCACGCCGTCATAGCCGTCCTCGACGGCCATTCGCAGCGCCACCTTCATCGTGAGCTCGTGCCAGTCCTGGGGAAAGGGGGTGGGGGGCACGCGCTCACTGTTCTTCACGGCGATTTCGCGCTGCATGTCCAGGCGTTCGCGGTTGAGCACCCTCGCCCCGTAGGATGGTGCCTCGTCGCGTCCGACTGTTCCCTTGCCGACCTTGACCTCGCGGCCATCGGGGTGGCTGACGATCCACTGGTACTCGGTCTCAGCGACGGAAAGGTCTTCTGGTTGAACCTCGACAGGAAGCCCGGTGTCGGCCTCGTCGCCGCGCACGCCCTTCTTCCGCACGTCCGCCGCCCAGTCCGACTGCACCTCCTCAACGTGCAGTAGCCGCTCGCCCTTGGGGCCGAGGCGGTCGTTGACGCGGAGGTGGGCGAGGAGGTTCTCACTCATGCCGCTGAAGTGGGGAGCCTGGTATGTCGGTTGCTGGTCGCGCCACTGGTTCTCACGGTCGCTGTTCACCCGTCCGAGGGCGTCGGCGATGGCGGCTTCACGGGTCGGGTGCAGCCCGTTCCACGGCCGGGCGTGGATCTGTCCCGGAGGCGTGATGCCCCACTGCCGGGACTCGGGCTGGTTCCGGTCGACGATCGGTTCGTAGCCCTCTGGCAGCGTGGTCAGCGGTTCGGGGGGCGTCCCTCCTGGGTTGAGGCGCAGCAGCACCTCCCGGTAGTTCTCGCCGCCCGGAAGAACGTGGGCGTCGTACTGCGGCTTCGTGATGGCACCGTATGCGAGTTCCACTTCACGGCGCGCGTCCTGCCATTCGCTCGACGCGAGCAGGTAGTCCGTGAGCGCCTCCTCGAAGGCATACGCCTCTACATACTTGTTCAGGCGGTGCAGCAGGTCAGAGACCTCGCTGGGGCCGATCCTGGTCCCGTTGTTGAGGTCGATCATCGGCTGGGCGCCGTCCATGTAGACGCCCATGATTCGCGTGTCCTGCTGGCTCGGGTAGATCGCGATGCCCTCGACCGCGCTGCGCACCTTCGCCTCTGCCGCCACCTTCCGCCGATGAACCTCCTGCATCGCGGTCTTGGCGGCCTCGGCGCGAGGGCTCTTGCCGCCCAGCACCTTCTCCTCGATCTCCACGCGGTTCGACTTGACGAACGCCCGGACCTCCTCCCGGGTCACCACGCCCCTTCCCGCCGCCCAGGCTTCGATGCCCAACCAGTCGAGTTCGGACTGCTTGACGCCCGGCCGCTTCTTCAGGCTGGCGACCAGCGACCGGCCCTTCATCTGCTTGGCGGCACCGAAGGCGTCGTCGACGCTGCGCTCGACCGCTGAGTAGAAGGTGTCCTGGGCGCGGCGGGAGAACAGGGCCGGGCCATACTCCACGTCGGCCTCGGCATAGAACCGCTCCCACTCGGCCCGCAGCTCGGGATCGGCGGCCATCAGGCGGGTGGCGATCTCGCCCTCCCAGAACCGCCGGTCGTGCGCAGGGTCGCGCATGAACCCGGGCTCGAGGCCGGCCGCGCGCTCGATGTCGGCGAGAATGTCAGCGGTGCCTATGTTCACGCTCGGCCCAACGTCGCTGCCCCACTCGTGAAGCGCCTTCAGCAAAGCGGGCCCGCTGACGCCGTCCGTCACCGGCATGGCGGCGATGGCCTCGTTGGTGCGCTGCAACCAACGGTCGTACTCGGGGCCACGGCGAGAGTACAGGATGCGTGGGTCGCCGGGGTCGAAGGTGCCCCGGTTGCTGATCGACTTGATCTGCGTGGGCTCGAATGCCGCCACCACCATCGGGTTGCGCACGGTGAACTTGCCGAGTTGTTCGGCACTTGACGCGACGATGAGGCCATCATGCCCGGCGGCAATCTGCTTCTCGCGCCACGTCGACCACCACGCCGTGTCGCCGCCGTGGGCCTCGCGAAGCGAATTCCACTTCCCCTGCGTCAACACCAGAGGATTCGCGATCTTGAGATAGACCGGCATCGTGCTGTCGCCGAACATGGAGGCGAACTCGCCGTCATCGGTGAACCAGAACCCCACCTTTGACGGCCCCTTGCCGGACTTCGCCCTGTCGAATGCGTCGATATCTGCGGCGTCGGTTCCGTGGTACACCACCAGCGGCTGTCCCTTGTCGTCCACCACCTTGCTGTCGCCGAACCACCGCTTGAACCACGGCGAGTCCGTCTTGAGGCTGGTCCAGGCATCGCGGGCTCGCGCGAAGGGATCCTCGGCGGCCGCGTAGGCGATGATGGAGGCGTCCCCACCCAGCGCCGTCCGCGCCGCCTTGAACGTCGCCCCGGTCGATACCACGTTGTCGACCAGGAACACCCGGCCCTCGGGGACTGTGGCGTTCTCGCGGAGCCGCATCGTCATCTCGCTGGCGAGCATGTCGGGGCCGCCGGACACCTTGCGGTCGTAGCTCCGGGCCCTGGCCTCGCCCGTGAGCACGTCGGCCACAGTCGCCCCGGACCGCTCGGCGATGGCCTGGGCGAGCGCGAGGTTGACGGTCGTGTCGCCCTTCGACGACGGCACCGGCACCAGGACGGCGCCCTTCGGCACACGCGGGGCCAGCAAGTCGGCCGCCGCGTCGATGCTCTCGGGCGAGCCGTTCTTGATGGCGTGCGCGACCGTGCGGCCCTCGTTGTACGGGACGCCGATGATGGCGTCGTCGGGCAGTTCGGCGGCGTCGGCCCGCTTGCTGAACCTCGGGCTCGCCGCGACCCCGCCCGTCTCCTCGAACACGCCCTTCCGCGCGAGCCCGGCCTGCTGCCTGAGCGAGGCCACGGCGAGCGCCTGGATGTCGGCCTCGGTGAGGTCCAGGTACTTCCGCAGCGTCCCGAACGTCCGGTAGATCCATGCCCGGATCTGTGCCAGCAGGCGCCGCACCAGGGGCGTGTCGGGGTGGAACTCGACGAGGTAGGCCAGCCGCTCGCGCCGCACCGCCAGGTCCCGAGCCGGGCCAGGGTCTCCATCGACGCCAGCCTCGGCCGTGCGCGCCACCTCGGCGGCGAGGACCGTGTTCTTCTTGAGCAGCGCGTCCACCCGGTCGATCAGCGCCAGTTCGGCCGCCTTACCACCGAGCATCGTCGCCATGCCGGCGTGAACACCGACCTCGTGGAGCAGGACGCGGGCCACCTCGCCCTCGGACATCTCGCGCACGTTGAGGTAGGTCTTGCCCTCGTGAAACACGCCCTTGACGCCGCGCATGTCCGACGACTTGAGCCCATCCGGCAGGGTGTCGAGGTCGTCGACAAGGACCACCTGCTCGGCCTCGAGCAACGCCTGGGCGTCTTGGCCGAACCGCTCGGTGATGATGGCGCGGGCCTGCTCGGCGGACTCCATGCGAGGTCCGAACTCCCAGGGCCGGTTGCGCGCGACGAAGCCGATGCCTCGACGCTGCTCGGCGAGGCCCATCCTCCCCGGCTGAACCGGCCCCTGCACGTCGGCCACACGGAACTGCACGTCGTCGAAGTGCCCTGCCAGCGACGTGATCTCGCCCGCCTCCAGCCGCCTCCACGCCGTCACCTCGTCGTAGGCCAGCATCATGCGGGCGGTGTCGTCGTCGATGATGCCGGTGCGGACCATCTCCTCGAAGGCGTTCAGCCTCTCGGCGTAGCCCTGGGACGCCCGCATCTCCAACGACTCGGGGTCGACTTTGTCAAGCCGGGCCCGCCAGTTGTCGATGGTCTGGCTGCGGGCCACCTTCGCCCGCTCGCCGAACTCGGCCAGCGTCTTGCGGACCGTCGCCTCGTCCTGGCCGGTGAGGTGCCGGATCAGGGTGGTGGCGTTCTCGCGCTGCGCCTTCGACATGACGTCGAGCGGGTTCATGCCCTTGCGCACGGCGTCCCGCATGACCTTGGCGGTGACGTGGTTGGCGGCGTCGAGGGGGTCGCGGATGGTGATCTTCGCCCGTCCGGCGGCGTCCTCGGCGTCGAGGAGGCGCCCGATCTGGACGGCCTCGGGAGCGAGCCCTGCCCATGCCCCCTCCAGCGCAGCCGTCATGCCCGCCCCGCGCAGATCGCGGTACAGTCCCGCGCCAACCCAGCCGCGACGGATCCCGGAGCCGAGGCCACGCAGCGCGATGTCCTCGCCGGGGAACACGAAGTCGGCGATGATCCCGGAGGCGTTCAGGAACTTCCACTGCCAGGAGTCCTCGGCGAGGCCCATCCCGCGCCCGATGTTCTGCATCCCGAACATCCAGCCGGTTTCGCCCGTCTCGGTGCCCGCCAGAACGCGGGCGGTCCAGCCAGCCGACTCGAAGTCGCGCTGCGGCACGTAGTCGGACGGGCCCCACCGCTGAAGCCCCCAGTCGACCCCTGCCAGGACCACCTCCTCAGCCATCGCCGAGGGCACACCGAAGGGGACGCGCATGGCCCAGCCGAACGTCGTCTCGCCCCGGGCGCTCATGCTCACGGCCCCAAGGAACTCCTCGGCGTAGTCGAGCGCAGCGCCACCCGTCCGCTCGTAGGCCTCCCGGTTCGCGTCCACGCCGGCCTTCATCGAGTCGACGGTGATGGCCTGCTCGAGCGTGGCCTTGGGCAGGTCTGCCAGCGTGGCGCGCCGCCAGAACCGATTCCACACGGCGGCGACGGCCTCGTCGCGGTCGGCATCCGGCCCCTTCTTGCCCGCCGCCCGCAACGTCGGGTCGCTCGTGGCGTGGATGCCGTCCAGGTCGGCGATGAGTTCGAGCACGAGCGGGGAGGCGTCCTCGCCATCACGACGACCATCGGCCACGACGCGGGGCATCGTCGGCGCCTCGCCACCCACCCACACCCCCGACGGCAGGTTGCGGATCTCCAACGCGGGGAACAGCGGCGCCAGGTCCGCCGTCGTCTCGGCCGCCTCAATAATTTCCGCGTTCGTGAGCAGGTCGTTGTGCCGCGACCCGTCGCGCTGGAGCTGTTCGTAGGCCTCCCGCGCGTCCTCGGGCAGCAACTTCGCCACGACCGGCGAGACGGGGCCCTCGACGGCGCGCACCAGGTCCCGGACGGCCTTGGGCGCCATCACGTTGGGCAGGAAACCCCATTCGGGATCCGCGTCTGCCGCGACCTCGCCCGCCACGGTGATCGTGCGCAGCTCGACAGGCTTGAGCCCCTCCTTGATCTCGGCCAGCGCCTCGTCCTTCCGGGGGTGGTTCCACGGCGCGATGGGCTCCTCGCCACGCGCCCGTCTCGCCATCCCCTCTTCTGAGTCGAGGATGCTGCTCCAGGTGTCGCGGATGACGCTCGCGATGGCCGATCCCTCGGGGATTTCTGCGCCCTCGGGCGGTTCGAGGCGATCCCATGTGGCCCTTTTGATGGCGGCGAGTACGGCGCGGGGGCCGTCCCGGAGATTGTCCTCGTAGTCGGCCGCCCTCTCGATGCCGGCCGCCGTTGCCTTCTCCGCGGTCCACACCTCGCCTTCCGGCCGCCCGGTTTTCACCATGCCCGGCGCCATCGCACGCAGGGCCACATACCCGGCGTTGTCGCGCGGTGTCCCCTTGGCCTCGAAGGCGTCGAGCAGGAAGCCTGGCAGCGTCTCCGCGCCCTCAGCGTAGCTGATGTCGCGCTGAATCCGCTCCCACTCCTCACGCCTGACTGTCTCCTCGTCCAGGCTGCGGTCGGATTCGAGGCGCGTCTTCACCCTGGCCTCGGCGTAGTCTTCCAGCGCCGCCCTCAACTCGGGCTCGGACTTCGCGATGGGCGGGTCGCCGGGCGCCTCCTGCCGTTCGATGGGGCTGAAGTCGTCATCGTCGTCATCGTCGTCGTCGACGCCCACGTCAAGGGGCGCGACCGCGGCCCGATCCATGGGTTCGTCGATCGGCTCGGCGCGCATCCGGTCGACCATCGCCTCAGCCTCGGAGCGAGGGAGCTTCGTGCGGGCCATGAGGTCGCGGATCGTGCGCTCGCGGTCGGTCGATGCCATGTGCTGCCTCTGTTACGGCGCGGCCAGTGCGTCAGCTTCGGCGTACTTGGCGCGCATCTGCTCGATGGTAATCTGCTTCGCGTTGTACGCCTGCATCGCGTCCTTGCGGATCTGGGCCGCCCTGGCGATGTCGACCGGATCGGCTGGCAGGTACGTAGTTGTGCGCGGCTTGCGTGGGCCGGCGGCCTGGGCCTTGGGCCGCCGGGGTGCGTCGGCCGCACGGTCCATCGGCTCGACGGGCGCGGGCGCCGTCGGGGCCGCCCGCGGGGACAACTCAGCGGCCTCGGCTTCCACCTCCTCGATGGCCTCGGCGAGGGTCTGGAGCGACGTGAGCACCCGGTCGCGTTGCAACTCCAGGTCGTCGATGTCGGTCTGCCGGCTGGCCTTGGCGAGTTTGGCGTCGATGGCCGCCAGAGTCTTCGTGTGCTCAGCCTGCAACGACAGGATGTCCGGCATGTCGCCGTAGATGTCCGTCAGCGCCTTCGCCTTCGCGGACGCCGCGCGGTCGGCGTCAGTGGGCGGGGGTTCGGGCACAGGGGCCGGCGTGGGCATCGTCGCCGTCTGCCCCGACGGCACACCCTCAGTGGCCCGCCCCACGTCCGGGGTCCACGCTCGCGCTGCCTCGCCCTGCCGGCGGCGGTCGGTGGGGCTGACGACGTCCCATCCGGCAACCCGCGGGCCCACGCGGACATGGGGCAGCGGGCCCGCGGACCCCAACGGGGCACCGGAATTGGGCGGGCCCTCAAACGGCGCCAACCGCCCCCGTGCCGCCTCGTCTTTGAGGCGCTGAGCCTCGATGGCGTCCCTGCGGGTGTCGATGTCCTCGCGCGAGACGCTCTCCCGCTCGTCCGCGCCGAGGGCCCAACCCTGGCGAGAGAGGTTGAGCGTGTCGTTGCGAAGCCCCACCCTGTCACCGGCGTTGAAGTGCCGCCGCTCGATCTCGACGAGAGTGCGACCGAAGGAGCCGACGAGCTCGGGCGGCATCCCCTGCGTCATGCTGGTGATGTCGTAGATCCGCTGCACCGCCTCGTCGGTGTCGCCCGCCGCGTGGGCATCGGCCAGGGCGTTGGCGGCCACCTCCGAGAAGTAGACGTCGTCGCGGGCCCGGTCGTTGGCCGTCGCCGCCGCCGTGCCGAGATCGGCCACCACCTCGCCCATGACGTCCGCCCGGGGGCGCTGCGCTGGGTGCTGCCCGATCATCTTGACGATCGCGGCGGCCGCATCGCCCTTCGCGAGGGTCGCCTGGTCGCTGGTGGGGGTGCCCTCGGCGTCGAGGGCCACGAAGTACACCGAGCCGTCCGCCCTCTGGAGGTAGCGGTAGGTCCCGTTGTCGTCGTCGACGACGCGGTCGGCCTGTCCCGTCGCCATCGTCAGCGCGTCGATCGCCTTCGCGAGGTTGTCGAACAGCGCCGGGGCGTCGGCGTACAGGCCGGGGTCCATGTCGAGCAGCGACGCGGTCGACTGCTTGAGCGCCAGGAGCCGCTGCCCGCCCTCGTCGACAGTGGCCGGGTCGGCGAGCAGGCCACGAATCGCGGCAAGTTCGTCGTACAGCCAGTCGTGGACGCCGGTGAGCCCGAGCACCTTGTCCTCGTCACCTGCCCGGTTCGCAGCAGTGTAGGGGATGGGCAGGCCAGCCGGGGCGCCGGGCTCAAGTCGGTAGTCCTGGGACGCCTCCGCCGCTGCCTTCTCGGGGTTGCCGCGGTTGCGCAGGATGTAGGTGTCGGCCTCGCCCCGCACGACGGGATCGGTGTCGGCGCGCATGTCCAGGCCCGCCTGCAAGCGCCCCAGCCGTCCCAGCGAACCCCGGGCGGGCGTCTGGAACGGCGTCTCCAGCAGGTAGTTGAAGCCGTAGCCCGCGAACAGGTCGGCACCACCCTGCGCCCGGATCCGGGCCCGCTCGGCCACGAGGTCGTCGCGTCGCTTGCGGAGGTCGGCGAGTTCGGCCTCGCTCTGTTCGGCCCCCGGCTTGACGATGGTGTCGTACCAGTCCTGCCAGCTCCCCGCGCCGGACACGCCCACGCCCGGTCCGCCGCCACTCGTCCCGACGCTACCGCCGCTCCTGGCGCTTGAGGAACGCTCGCCCAGGCCGCCAACGCCGTGGCTCATCACCCGCTGCCGCCTGGCGGCGGCTGCCTCTGGCGACAACGGGCCGAACTGCGCCTCGGCCCACTCCACCGGGGTCCTCCCGCCGAAGTGCTCCTCGCCCCACCTGGTCGCTTCCGCGCCGGCCGCGCTCTCCGGCGACAGACTCGCCGCCGCGTTGAGGTAGAGCCCCACCTTGTAGCGCAGGGCCCTGTCCTGCACCGACCCTGGCTGGATGCCCTCCTCGGCCCGGATGCGCTCGTAGGTCTGCTTGGCCTGCTCGCGCGCCATCGCCGGGTCGTCCATCGACGCGACGTTCTTGACCATCTCGCCCAGGTGCGCCTCGGACTCGCTGGAGAGGTTGGCGATCTCGCGCTGCGCCGTGCGTTCCTCGGCGGCGATCTCCTCAAGGTCCACCTCGGCCCCGATCTTGGCGGCCTCGACGGTCGCTTGACCTCTCGCAGTCGCGGCGGCGACCATGCCCGCGCTGTTGGTGGCGACCTTGACGATGTCGCCGAACTTCGCGGACGCCGAGAGTCGCAAGTTGTCGCGACTCTTGATGATCTGTGCGATCTGCTTGTCGATGTCCCGGATCTCGTCGCTGAGCGCCTTGGGGTCCATCTGGGCGAGCCGCGCTTCCATCGTGGCGTTGAACATGCGTTGGCGCTCGCCGATGAACGCCGCCCAATAGGAGACGATGGCGGGCGTGCCCATGTCGAAGTGGGGGTCGTAGGTCGGCCGGATGAGCGGGGTCGCCATGACCTACTCCGACGCGGGCGTGGTGCGGTACAGGCTGTTCGTCGCGGAGGTGTCCCGCCCGGTGAACGCCCTCATGTAGAAGATCTGCATCGTGGGGTCGGTGTCGCCCCAGTCCACCTTTTTGACGTGCTGCGCGGCGGCGACCTGGCCCGCGAGCCCGGCGACCTGGCCGATCCCCTGCGCGATAGCCTGCCTGCGCTCCTTGACGCGCTCCGACTTGTAGGCGGTGGCGCTGTCGGCGCGGTCGAGCTGGCGGCCCATCTCCTGGAGGCGGGCCATGGTGTTGGCCTGGTTGACGGCCAGCGCCGCCTCCTGCGCGGGGCGCGCGGCCCCCTCCTCCATCGTCCGGATGTCGGCGGCCGAGGTCGTGCCGCCCGTCGCGGCGATGCGTGCGCCGGCCGCCTGCTGGGCCTCGCGCTGGATGCCGCCGGCGCGAGCGAGCCCCTGCCTGTGCTGCTCCTCGATGATCTTGGCCTGCGGGGTGGCAGCGAGTTGGCCCTTGGCGTGGGCGGCGTTCAGCTTTTCCAGCTCGGCGTTGTTGCGGCGGTCCTGGTCGGTGTTCCACGCTGCCGCGGCGATCTGCGCGGTGGTCGCCGCGGCCGAGACGCCGAGGCCGATCCCGAGCTGCTTCGCGTACTGCTGGCGAAGCGCGACGTCGGGGCTGACGGCAGCGCGGTCCATCGGGGACAGCTTCTGCGGCGTGACCCCCGCCCCTGGCGCGATCGTGAACGACTGCGGCGCGTTGGGGTCCTCGTACATGATGGAGTAGGGATTCTGGGAGGGGCTGCTTGTTGCCATGGTGTCATCCTACTTCCGTCAGGGGTGCGCCACCCGATACCGCCAGGTGTCAGCCGCCGAACACGCCGCCATACCACGAGTCGAACTGGCCCCCGCCCGCGGCCCGGAGCATGGGGTCGTTGCCGCCACTCGCTGCCGCGACGGGCCTCTTGAACGCGACCGCCTCAGCCTCCTTGGCGAGCCGGTTCTGCTCGTAGGTGGCCTGCCGCGCCAGCCTGTCGCGCTTCGCCTGGGCGGCCTCAGCCTCGTTGTAGGCGTCCTTGGCGCGCTTGGCCCCGAGGAGCCCGCCCGCGACGGCCCCGGCGACGGCGCCGACGACGCCACCCACAACGGTCCCGATGGGCCCCGCCGCGGTTCCCACGGTCGCGCCGAGCGCCGCACCCTGCCCGGCACCGCTCAGCGCGCCCTGCGTGGCTCCTGCCCGTGCTGCCTCCTGTTCTTCCGTCGGCATCGCGACCTCCTACACCGGCACCAGGATACCCGTGAACGTCCCAAAGAAGGTATCCGTATCCGCCCCGGTCTTCCCCTGGAGGCGCACGATGGAGCCGGCCGGGATCGCCTCCACGCCCTCGAAGTCGAACGTGGACCACACGCCCGCCGCCACGCCCCACAGGGCGATGGTGCGCCACACGCTGCCCGTCGCCTTGACCTGGAGGCGTGCGGCACCGACCGCCGTGGTGTCGAGCATCCCGACGCGGGCCCGGTCGAGCACCAGGACGTAGCCCGTCGGCACCCGGTCCCAGGCGTGCTGGATCTCGCCGGTGAAGTCGTCGCTACTCGCCGTGAGCTTCGCCCAGGTCGTGCCCTTGTTCGCGGTCCCGAAGCTGATGACGCCTGCCTGTGCGGCGGCTGAACCCACCGAGGCGGGCCGGGCGTAGAGGATGGCGTCGTAGAGGTATGCCGAGGCGACGACGGTGGTGCCGTTCATGGACACCGTCTCCTCGACGAGGGCGCCCGTGGTCGCCTGGATGCCGCCCAGCGTGACGGTCCGCACCCCGGTCCCTGCTGCGGTGTCGGCAGCCTCGGCGCTCCACACGTAGACGGTGGCGGCGCTTGGCTGAACCACCGTGCCGTCGCCCTGGTTGGCGATGTCCTTGTAGGCGGTCCCAATGCCAGCCAGGACGCCCGTGCGCCTCACCACGAGGCGCCTGCCCGGGGAGCGCCCAGCCGCCACCGAGGCCCGGTCGAAGTCGCGCACGGCCCTGTCGCGGGTGACAGCCTGGATGGGCACGGCCACCTGGACGACGCGCACGTCGCTGGTGTCCTTGCGGCTCTGACCGTCACGCCACGTCACGATGCACCTCGGTCGCGTTGCAGCCCGTGATGGCGGGCGCTACCTTGAGGGTGAACCGAGGATACGGAGGTGTCTCGTGATTCACTACCTGCTTGTGGCGGTTGTTCTGACGGCGTGCGACGACGCGGCCGACGAGGTGGAAGTCGAGGTCGTCGAGGAGTGCCCGACGTTCGAGGCTCGGGCGAACCGGTGTCCCAACGGCGACCCGGACTGCTGCGAGGCGGCCGGATTCGATGACTGCGGGTGGGGCATGTTCCCGGTCGCAGTGAGTCACGATCCGGACAGCGACTGCCAGCGCGCCTACTGTGCGGCGTACTCGGACAACGGGGCGGGGTGCTGCTCGAGCTCCAGCTACAACGACTACTTCTACAATTGCGACTGCGTGGGGTTCCACTACGAGGGCGAGTAGGATCATCGGTACACCACGCGCACGATGATCGCACGGGCGCGGACCCAGGCGAACTTCCATAACCTGGCGGTTCCGCCGTTGTGGATCATGTAGCAAGCCACGCCGAAGGAATGACGCCCACGGGTGATGCCGGTCCAGCGTCCCTCCAAGAAGTGCCATTGGCGGTATGCGTCGTTTGTGGCCACCGTGGTGCCGGTGTTGTAGATGCGGCGCGCCCCGCCGGTCCACGCCGTAGCGGAGAAACTCTCATTGGGATCACGGAAAAGGGCGAACCTGGCTGCCTCGTTTGCGCCCGCCGCGGCAGTTCCCTCTTGCTCGTAGGCGTGAAAGCACGCCCGCACGATGACCTTGGCCGTGCTCTCAGTGGTCGACGGCTGCACGTCGACGGTGCGCCACAGGCCGGGAATGGGTGTCCAGGCGTTCTGGAGCACGTCGTCGGCGATGACAAACCCCTCGAGCCTGTCGTCCGTCACGGTGTTGTGGTTGATCTCGCATGTCTGCATCACGGCGCGTTGGGGTGTGGGGATGAAGTCGGGCCGGATGACGTTGGCGCTGCTCACGAACGGGGTGGCGTCGTAGTCGGCCGCCACGATGCCGCCATTGAGCCACGTCTCGACCTCGTCGACGCGGGACAGCAGGCCAGCAGCGGTGAGGGTGTCGCCACCTGCGTAGGCGGTGAGGGTGACGGGCATTAGCGGAGGATCCTCTCGACGTAAAACGTCACGTCCTGGATGTCGATCTGCACGGCCCCAATCGACCACGCGTAGAGTGCATACCACCGCTTATCTGTCGTGCTACCAGTGGTGTCGCGGGTGCTCATTCCGCCGCTAAACCATTTGTCGTCAATGCCCGCGTAGGTGCGCTGCGTCTGGTCCAACTGCGCAAACACCCCAATGCCGACCGCTCCGTCGTCGGAGTACCACAGCGAGAACTCGTGGTCATCGGCGCACTTATGTTCAAACACGCAGCGGACGATCGTTTCGTAATCCGCGTCGTCGCCAATGAAGAAGAATCCGATCTCGATATTGACGCCGCCGATTTGTACCGGGACCGGAAACGCTGACACCACGGTACCGGCTGCATCGTCGGCGTAGACGCGGGGCACCGTATCCATGCCGTCGTTCACGGCGTCGACAGCAATGTTCCGTCGGTCAATCCCCTCCTGGGCGATGTTGACGGCGCCGATGTCGCCGCTCTGCGTGTTCCACGCAGTCTGCGTGGTGTTGAGGGCGGCGATCTCGCCGTCGTCGCGCTTCAGGATCTCGGTGACGGTGACGCGTGCCATCAGTGCCCCCGCCACACGGCGATGAGTTCAACCAGGTCCAGAACGCAGTTGTCGCCCGTGGGGCTCGTCGAATCAGTCAACCATGTTCGCGCCTGAACGGTGATGGTTGCTGTTCCTGCCCCCACGGTGGCCTCCCCGAACAGGAACGTCGACCACGGATCCAGCGCCCCGGCGAATTGCGGCGCGAGCGCCACCTCGGTACCCGCGCAGACGATCCGGAACGCCACGTTGTTGCTACTGCTGCCGGTGGTCCATGCCCACGTCCCGCCCCATTCAATCTCGATAACGCCATCCGACGGCACTTCGATCGACATGGTCTGGACGGTCTGCCAACCGATACGCTGCCCGTCGATCGATGCCCCGCCCGGGTCGGCGGTGATATCGCCAGCGATGACGTTGAACGTGCCCGGCACGATGTCCTCGGTGTCGACGGACACCTCGGGCAGGTTGTCGCGGTCGACGTGGCCGTTGAACTCGGCGGCGAGGGCGGCGTGGTTGAGGTTCCAGTCGCGGGCGTCGGCGACATCGCCGGCCTCGACATGCCTCACGCGGTACCGGAACGCCATCAGACCGACCCCCCGCCGAAGTTGTCGGTGAGCGGCACGATCCGGCGCTCGCCCTTGACTTCCAACTCCCAGCCGAGGATCTGCACCCGCCGCCCGGCCGGGGTGAAGGCGAGTTGAAGTTCGGACATCGGGCCGTCGTTCATCGTCGAGAAGTTCCACCACACCACGACCGGCCGGTGTTCCGCCCAGGTCCACGTCACCGCCACCACGCCCGTCGACCCCAGCACGGCCGAGTCGTAGCGCGGCATCATCGACACGGAGGAGTCGGACGGGTCCACGGCGCCGTCGTCGAGCGGGTACATCTGGTCGTGGAGCAGGTAGGCGTTGCCGGACTCCGAGCGGGCGGCGTCGAAGCTCACCTCCATGCCACGGTTCACGGTGTAGGTCGCCCGGATGTCGTTCTCGCCGTAGCCGACGCAGTAGATCCCGATGCGGTGCGCCTCCACCGCGCGCCAGAGCGAGGCGAAGTTGATGTGTACCGTCTCGTACAGCGGCTCGATGTCCCACACGCCGCCCTTGTCGGACCACCCCGGGGAGTAGACGTGCAGGCCGGGCGTGCTGGCGGTGTTGCTCGACCCGAAGATCAGGTAGCCACGGTGGTCGGCCGTCTCGATGATGGCGCCGATGGGGTAGTTCTCGCGGTAGGACCAGGCACCGATCTCGTAGTGGTAGACGAGGACGCGGGTGGGGTAGGTCTCGCTGAGCGTCGGGATGGCTACCCACCATTCCTTGTCAGCGTGGTAGACGGCGCTGCGGACGTTGGCGAGGGCCGAGGTGTTGACGCGCTCCCACTCGTCGGGGAGCTGCGTGCCGAGGTTCACCACGCGCGTCGTCGTGCCGGTGTTCTCGAGCGCACCTTCGAGCAGCTTGATGCCACCCGTGCCGATGAAGGCCACGCCGAGCCCGGGGATCTCGCTGACGCAGCCAGGCCCGCCCGCACCGTCGTTCAGCGTGAGCGTCTGCGAGTAGAACCCGTTCACCGGGTCGCCTTTGATCAGGTAGATGCCCCGCTCCTTGAAGACGACCACCGCGTTCTTCGTGGGGTAGAGGCACGTCGGCGAACCGCCCACGCCGTCGGACAGCGGGAAGCGGTTGTCGGGTGGGAAGACCTCGGGCATCCCGGGCGCGCTGTAGTAGACGCCGCCGTAGGTCGCCGTCGCCACGAACATCGTGTTCTTGAAGGTGCAGAGGAGCGTGGCGTTCGTCGGCCACGGCCCAAAGTCGAGCTCGTCGACCGCCGCCCCGAGCTGCGCATCCGGCTTCACGTCCATGAAGATCCGGGTCACGTTGTCGAGGATGGTGGTCAGGTAGTAGAAGTTCTCGCCGCCGCTCAGGGCCAGCGGGTAGCCGTCGGCGTCGAGGATGTCCTGGGTGCGGTAGACGACCCTTCCCACCACGCTCTCGTCGCCCGTGGGCACGTCGACAGTCAAGAAGTGGCGACTTCCTGCCGCGTTGGTGAACGTCACCATGCCGCTGGCAACGCTCAACGGCGACAACTGCCCGCGATCGTTGAGGAACGCCACCTTGTACCGGACCCCGCTGGCGGTGTCGTATTTGCCGAGCCCAATGGTGTCCGACTCGGTCTGGTTGGTGATCGAGCCTGTTGACACGTTTTTGTTGGCGGCGTAGCCGCTCGGCGGCGGCGGCGGCGACAGGAACCCGGCCCGGTCCGCCTTGCGCCCGTCGAAGACGAGGGCGTCGGACGCCCCGGTCACCATGTAGCAGAGGTTCCCCCAGGTCTGGTACTGCGGGCCCCACCACACGCCGTCAACGCTGGCGATGGACCGTGCTGTGCCGTTGAACAGGTCGCCGTCGATGTAGTAGATGTCGCTATGGTTGCCGTCCGGGGCCAGGCTGCCGTTGAAGTAGCTCCACCGCCCGGACTCCGTGGTGTAGAGCAGCCACTGCACCACGCCCGAGTGCTGGGCGAACCAGTGCAACGACGTGATCCGCGACTCGCTGTCGTAGCTGTTGACGCTGACGGTCGCCTCGCCCTGGACCTCGTCGTAGTTGTTGGTCAGGTTGCGAAACCCGCCCGCGTCCTGCCAGCCGTCCTTCGGGTTCCAACGCATGTCGCGGATGCGCGCGGCGAACTCGCGGGACGGCGACCACCGCTGGTCCATGCCCCGGAGCGGGCGGGCCTCGATGATGCTGGTGTCCTTGGGGTCGAGCACGGGCGCTTCCTACGAGATGGACGGGGTGCCGAGGTTGCGGTCGCGGGGGCTCACCCACCGGGATTCGAGCTGGTCCTCCTTCCACGAGCTCATGCGGTACCGCTCGTCGATCTTGGTCATCGAGGCCTTGAGGTTGTCGAGCGCCTCCATCGCCCTGGCGTAGTAGGCGCGGCGGTCGTCGCCCTTGAGGATGTCGGCCAGGACCGAGTTGACGAGGTAGTCCGACACGGCAGAGGGGCCGAGCGGGGCGTCGGCCTTGCTCTGGAACGGGCGAGGCCTGAACCAGAGACGCAGGCTGATGGTGCGGTCCTCGTCGGCGGTGTAGTAGAGGCGGACGGTCTGCCTGGTGCCCTCAGGGTTGTCGTAGACCACGTCGTCGTAGGTGGCGGCGTAGGTCGGCAGCATCGTCGTGTCCGAGATGCCTGCGGCGGCCTGGGTGCCGGTGATGGTGCGGATCGCCATCCAGCGGCCGCGCTTGGTGATGTCGCGCCGGTAGACCCGGATGCGCAGGCCCGTCTCGACGAGGCCGGTGCCGGGGTTGTGGCGGATCTCCTCGAAGCCGGAGAGGTCGACCTGGTCCTGGCTCCCGGTGAGGGTGATCTGCGCCTCGGGGCTCGGCGCGGATTCGAGCCCGGCGCCCATGATGGTGTAGCGGTACTCGTAGGTACGCAGGGATAGCGCGCCCGACGTGTTCGCCGCCAAGGTCGGCGCCTCGAAGGGCGGCCGGCGCTGCTTGCTATCGTCCTCGATGGCCCACTGCGGCCGGCCGGTGGTGCTGCGCTTGAGCGTCTCCATCTCCTCGGTGAGCCGCCCGACGGAGGGGATCTTGCCCCAGCCGTCCGTCTCGCGGTCGTCCCGGTAGCCGAGCACCTGGATGGTGTCGCTGGGCAGCAGGTACTTCCAGAACTTGATGGTCCACGCAGTCCGCTCGGTGCCAGCCAGGGCCACGCTGACCGGGGCGTCCAAATAGATGTAGCCGTTCGCCGTGTCGACCTGGACGATCTCGTACTCGGTGCCGTCCTCGTGGATCCAGGTGCCCTGCCCGGCCCAACTCGCGTTGAGCCAGGTCGGGTCCGTCGTCTCGAGGCGGCGGAGGTTGAGCGTGGTGCTGCCGAGCGAAATCGTCGCGGCTGGGTTGATCTGGGCGTAGAGGGGCAGCGTCGTCGTTCGGATGAAGAACTCGTAGGGCGGCGCGCTCTCGGCGAGGCTGTTGTACTTGTTCTGGAGTCGGCGCACGAACGAGTCGGTGTAGGTCTTGAGATCAGGGTTGAACATGATCTCGTCGTGCAGTTCCTGGACCATGCGGCCGAGCGTGCGCATCAAGACACTCCAGACGAAGGCGCCCGGCGCCCCGCGGAGGACGAGGTCGCCGGGCGCGGCGAGGACCAGCCCGAGGGGGCCGGCACAGGATCAGTTCCCGTCGATCGCGAACTCGATGACGTCGTACTCCACCTCGAAGTAGATGGGGGAGTCGCCGGTGGTGAGGTCGGCATTGCTCACGGTGAGCACGAGCGCGGCGTTCTCGACGGGGACGATGGCCTCGGGCGTGGCGACGGCGGCCGATGCGGGCTTGACGATGACGTGCTCGTCGTTCGTCTGGTCCACGAACCCGGTCATCTCGATGCTCGCCACTTCCTGCCCGGAGGCGTTCGTGTAGCGGATCTCCATGTCGTCGGTGCTGGCGGTGCCGATGACGTAGACGGCCGAGTTGTAGTCGAGGAAGAGGTGGGCCTCCTTGAAGACGAGCGCCTTGCCCGAACCGGGCGCGGCAACCAGCGTCTTCGGCGTGTCCTTGAGGTCAAGGACCTGCGCCGAGGTGATGGTGCCCTTGGCGAGTTGCGTGCCACCGAAGCCGGGGAACACGCTGGTACCGAGGACGCCGTCGGACTTGTACGGAACGGTTGAGGACATTGGGGTCGACTCCGAGATGAAGGGGATGGAGAGGGTTCGCGCCGACCGTCACGCGACGGTCGGCGCTGGAGATCAGAAGGACTCGCCGTCGTAGAACAGGGCGGTCGAGTCGAACCGCTCGCCCATCCACTGCCCGGCGCAGTCGACGTAGCCGACGTCCACGCGACGGTCGCCCGAGTGCTGGTTGCCCTGCATCGGGACCACGCCGAACATGCCGTCGATCTCGTCGTTCTTGAGGAAGATCGGGTAGATGCTGCCCAAGTCGAGCGAGAGCACCGACCACGGGGCCGCCGTCGTGACGGTCCCGGCCGTCGGCATGTCCGAGGTCGGGTAGCAGTCCTGCCCGTCGATCTTGAAGTCGGGACCGATGATGTCGGCCGACTGCGTGCCGGTGTACTGGCGGTAGGGGTGCATGACGCGGGCGAAGTGCGTCGCGCCGGACTGCGAGGCCAGGTAGATGACCTTCGACTTGTCGATCAGCCTCTCGCGCTGGAGGTTGCGGACGGTGATGAAGCCGAGCCGCCCGTTGGAGCCCACGGCCCCGCCCAGGTCGTAGCTGTGGTTGTTCATCCCGCTGGCGGTGGCGTAGGTCGACTTCGACAGCCCGCCGACCGTGTTGCCCTGCGACCCGTGCGCGTCCTCTTCGATGTAGCCGGCGGATCCGACGGTCGCGTAGTCCGAACCGTTCAGGGTGGCCCATCCGCCCGTCGTGAACGCGGCGACGCCACCCGTGAGGGAGTGCGTGTGCCAGTAGCGCATCACGGCCGCGGTGACGTTCTTCGCCCTGCGCGCGATGGCCGCCTTGGCCTCGTTGCTGCCGTTGAACACGGCGCGCTCGACGATGCTGGCGAGGAACGGCGCGGTGACGAAGCCCGGCGAGAAAATCATCGACTGGAGGATGCCGACGACCGTGAGGTCGATCGACTCGTAGCCGGTCGGGATGCCGGTGAGGCTGGAGTGCTCGCTCACCTCGACGTCGGCCTTCCACTTCTGGCCGCCGTTCTTGGTGAATCCGCCCTTGCCGTAGATGCGGTGGTAGGCGTCGAGCAGCGGGAGCTGCCGACGGAGCATGTCCTGCGTCTCGGCGACCGTGATCATCACGAGCGCGGCGAGCTCGTCGGTTTCGAAGGTGACGGAACGGGATCCCATGGTTCACTCTCTGAAGGGGAGGGGGTTGCTCACCCGCGCAGACTGTTTGCGTAGGCGATGGCTTGTTTCGGGTTGCGCGCCACCCAGTCGGTCATGGCGTCTGGGTTGGAGCGGATGTGTGCGGGCGGGCCTTCGATGGTCGAGCCGCCCCCGCCACCGCTGGCACGGGCGACCTGGCGCTGGGAACGCGCGGCGGCGTCGGCGCGGCGCGCCTTGCGCTGCGTCTCGGCCGCCATCATGCGGCGCAGTTTGGCCTCGCGGACGGCCTCGTCGAGGCGCCCCGCGGGGTCTTCGCCCGCCTTCTCCCAGCCGACGATGACGGCGTTCACGTCGTCCTTGAAGGTGGGATCCGCGAAGTCGTCGGCGTACTTCTCGACGACGGCCTGGCGGCGGGCCTCGCGCTGGGCCTTGAGGGCGTGCTCCTGGATGGGCTCAGCGAACTCGCCCAGGGCCTCGGCCATCTCCTTCTTGGCGATGCTGCGCATACCCTCGGGCGTGGTCGGGTCGAGCTTGTCGACGTCGACCTTCTTGCCCTCCGCGATCAGCTTGCGGATCTTCGGGTTGCCGAACATCTCGGCGAACGCGGCACGGGACCGCCCGAGCTCGCGCTGCTGCTCCTTGACGCTGAGCTCGACCGCCTCGGCCTGGCGAAGGGTCGCCTGGGCCACCTCGTCGGCGTGGGCCGCGCGCTTGTCCGCCACGCGCTTGAGGGCGCGGATGATGTGCCGCGCCTCGGGGGGCATGTCGGCGATGGTGCGCTCGTTGAGGCTGGTGAGGTCGACGATGTCGTCGTCGCCGGGCTCGCCGAGCATCTCCAGCACCTTGGCGAGTGCGTCGGCTTCGGCCTCGGCGGCGGCTGCGGGGTCCGGTTCGTCGGCGGCGGCTTCTTCCGGGGTTTCCAGCTCGCCGCCTGCGTCCAGGTTCTCGTTGTCCAGTTCTTCGACTTCTTCGATGGGTGTCGTCGGCATCTCGTGGTCCTCGCGTGTCACATCGCCGCCCGGGACATCGCGTCCTCGCCGCCGGCTTCTTCCGGGGCGGGGGCAGGGCGAGCCGGGGAACCCTCCGGTCCGGCTCCACCACCGATGTCGGCCGAGACGGCCTCGATGAACTTCTTGTCGTTGGCCATGACCCGGAGCTTGGCGGCGACCGCCTGGTAGTCGTCCGGGGTCTTCATGGTGGTCGGGTCGAACCCGTGCTTCGGCGCGTACTTGCCTCCCTCGACCTGCATCGCCATGATGAACAGGGTCGCCAGGGGCAGCCAGATTGCCGGCGGCAGCGCGGCCGACCACGTCTTCTCGCCCTTGGTGGGCTCCCACACGATCGGGCGGATGGCGTCATAGCCAGCGGGCAGGCTGTCGCTGATCTTGCCGAGCACCCCGTTGACCTCCTCCAGCACGCGCTCCACGTCGCGGATGGGGACGGCCTGGGTGGGCACGGGGCTTTGGTCCATCAGCGAACCCTGGACGGCCTCCAGGCGCTGCTGCTCGCTGGCCGCGACATCCGCCGGTCCAGGCGGCGGCGCGGTCCCTGCTGGCGCGGGCGGCGCTCCGGGCGCGGGCGGAACGGGAACGGTTGCGGGGGGTGGTGCGAGCTGGGCCATAGGGCCTCCTACTCGCGTTGTAGCACCCTCAAGCGAAACCGACGTGATACCGAAAGGTTACACCCCAACCAGGGGCTTGGCGGCGACGTTGACCTGCCGACCCGCCATCTCTCCCGTGAACGCACGATCGCCCGCCTTGGCGATGGCCTCGTGGTATGTGCGGCGGACCTCGGGCTCGGGATGATTGGCGTAGAAGTCCATGTCTTCGCGGTATGCTGCGTAGTCCGCGGCCTCGGCTTCGCGCCGCTTCGCCATCCTGGCGTCGACGATCTCGTCGAGCTTGCCGCCCGCCTCCTCGACGTGGTTCGCCCGCATCCAGGCTTGACGTTCGGCGCGGTTCGTGAACGTGCGGCCCGCGCCCTCGTCGTAGGTGCCGTAGGGGTACTTGTCGTTGTCCATGAGCGTGGTGAACAGCGGGCGCATGGTCGCGCCGCAGTCGGGGCAGGGGTTGCCGGTGTTCGAGCCACCCGCCCGGAAGTCGATGTCGAGATGGTGTTCCTTGCCGCAGGCGTCGCAGTAGAACGGCCGGGCGACGAGCCCACGCCACCGCTTGCCGTTGCGGACGCGGATCACGGTGCCGCCCGGCGCCTCACGCAGCTCGTCGGCGTCGTCGGCGTCGCCGTCGGCCCGTGCCAGAAGGTCGTACCGCGCGGGCTCGCCGCAGGTGGGGCAGTCGCGCTCGGTGTCGCGCTCGGCGATGGACGACGAGAAGCGGAACTGGTGGTTGTTGGCGCACTGCGCCACGTAGATCGGCATGGTCAACCCTGGGTCTGTGGGCCGATGCGCCCGGCGCGGAACATGGAGAGGGCCTCGGTGACCGCCTGTTCGCGCGTCTTGCCCTCGGCCACGAGCTTGTCGATCTTCGCGCCCACCGCGTCCCGTTCCGCCTGGGTGCGCGGGGTTGCGTGAGGAGCCGCCGCCCTGTCGATGGGGGAACCGCTCATTTGCGCGGCTTCGCCGTGGCGACGAAGCGGATGGCGCCGAGGGGGATAGATGCCGGGCGCTTGTAGGATGACGTCCGGATCTTGCCCCGGTAGGCGTAGTAGCCGTCGGGATCCTTGCCGAGGCTCACGCCGGACACGCCCGCCTTCTGCTTGCGGGCCTGCCACTGCGACTGCGCCGAGGGCGGAATGCCGCGCTGCTTGGACGGCGTGTGCGGCTTGGCGGCGGCGCGCTTGCCGCGCGTCCCCGTGGCCCGAAGCATGGGGTCGGAAGGCATGGTCAGTTCCCCCGTCGGCGGTTCTGGAGCCGGCGCATCGCGGGCGACCGCTCCTCGTCGGTCTTTGCCATGCGCTTGGGGTGGCGCTTGGCGCGCTTCGGCATGGCCGCTCGGGACATCGGGTCGTCGTCGGTGCTGCCGGATGCGACGAGTTCGTCGGCGTCGAAGGTGATGGTACGGGTCGTCATCACGCCTCCGGGGTCGGTGCGGGTTGCGCGGCGCCCTGGGTGAGCACCTGCTGGATGCTGGCGATGAGGGCGCGCACGGCGTCGGGTTGCTGCTCGGGGGGCAGGGTGCGGATGCGTGCGACCTCGGCCTTGACCGTCGGGTCCTCGCCGAATTGCGCCTCGATCTCACCCAGGGCGGCCTCGGCCATGACCCCTGGGTCCTCGGCCGGCGCCTGGGTGGGCTGCTCGACCGGACCTGGCGCGGCGGGCGGCGGGGCGTCGGTCGGTGCGGGTTCGGCCGCTCGGTCGATGGGCGAGGGCTTCGTGGTCTTCGCGGCCTTGGCGGCGTCGAGTGCCGCCCACAGGCGGTCCGGGCTCAGGTTCGGGGGCAAGGTGAAGTTGTCGTAGATCGCCTGCATGGCCTCGCGGGCGATGATGGCCTCCGGTGAGCCCGGATCCTTGGTCGCCATCACCCACAGCTCCATGTACTTCGGCAGCACCTCGGACAGGTTGGCCCGGATCTCGAGCCGTGCGCCCGGTGTCCGGCCAACATCCGAGAAGCTGAACTTGAACCAGGAGTCGAGATCCTTGACGGTGACCTCGACCTTGTTGCCTGTGGTGTCGAACAAGGTGATGCTCTGGCTCGCAGCCTTGCCCCGGGGCGGCTTGGACCCCTTCGGCATCCGCGCCATCATCTCGTCGGTCGGCGCGGCCCGCATCATCGGGTCCTCGTCCTCGTCCTTGTCGCGCTCCCGGGTGTAGTCCGGCTGGATGTCGACCGAGTCCTCGTCGCCGTCGTCTTCACCCTCGGCCCACTCGCCGTCGGGGGTGGGCCGCATCGCCGCCACGAGGGTCTGGACGTAGGCCTCCGCGAGCTGCTCGAGCGTCCGCTCCCAGGCCGAGGCGTAGCGACCGAACTCGGAGTCGGTGAAGTCGCGCTGGTACTGGATTTCCTCGGCGGTGACGTTCTGCCTCACGCCAAACGCCGAGGGCGACAGCGCCACCTCGGCGACGAAGTCACGCTCGGCGATGTCGGCGAACCGCTCGATGTCCACCGACGCCTTCGCGGGCTGGACCTGAGCGATGTACCGGCGGGCGTCCGAGCCGATCTCCTTCCAGGTCTTCTGGTCGGGGAACAGCACCTCCATGTCCTTGGCGCTGACCACCTTCTTCTTCTCGTCGCTGCTCATGCCCGGCGCGCCCACCCAGATCACCTTGTCGCGGGATGCCTTGTCAGCCATCTGCGAGCGGTAGGCGTTGAGCTCGCGCTGCTGGGGCATCCACTGCGCGGCGGGGGCGAGGCCTTGGAGCGGGTACTCGGCGCGCGTCTCGAAGAAGTGGACGAAGATGTGCGGGGCCGGCTCGCCGTCGGCGTCGAGGCCGGGCATCGGGCCGACGTAGAGGGGTTCGTCCTTGCCTGCCAACTCGGCAGGCTGGTCGAGCAGGTAGACCTCGTAGGAGCCGCGGTAGACCTCGCCGTCGTCGTCCACGTAGTCCTCGGCGAAGTTGCAGAGCTCCATCACCCGCACCCACTTCGCCTCGGTCCCGACGAGCGAGGTTGACGTGGAGTCCTGAGCGCCGGGGCTCTGCGCCGTGCCGCGTGATGACCCGCGCGAGTCGAGGAAGTCGTTGCGGTACTGGCCTGCCAGCTTGTCCTTGGGCAGGTTGTACTCGGCCGCCACCTGCTCCAGGGGTCGCCATCCGACGTGGCCCCGAAACCGCTGGTGGCGCACGTCGTAGACCTCGCGGTCGATGACGGCCTCCCAGATCGGGCACACGTAGAGCTCGACCCGGTCGGGCGGCGGCTTGGCGCAGTCCTCGTGGTTGACGGCGAACCGGAAGCACACGCCCGGGTAGAGCAGGGCCTGGCGCACCGCCGAGTCCCACCGCTGGCGCTGCTCGGCGGCGAACATCCAGTCGTTGACGACCAGGCCGGCCTTGTCGGGGTCGCCCGTCGTGGTTGCTGACGGGGAGACGTCGACGCGCATGGAGCGCGGGAACAGGTTGGCGTAGTAGGCCGACGCCGCGGGCTTGATCTTGTTCGTCTCGTACCGGTTGGAAATCGACTTGATCTCCTCGCTCACCTCGCCCTTCGCCTCGCCGATCACCCACTGCCACCACCTCGTCTCGTAGACGGCGGCCACTCCTGCGAGCTCGGCCTGCCGCTCTTTCCAGAAGGCGTCGTGCTCAGCCAGGGCAGCCATGGCGCGCTGACGGCGCTGGCGAGGGGTCGTCGGCTCCGGCTTGGGGTCGTCGTTGATCGTGATGTCGTCGGTGCTCACGGGGTCGCCATCCGGGCCAGGGCGTGCGGATCGATACGTCCTGTCCGCTGTTGTAGCGCCGATCTGCCCCTGGTGGGGCGATACTGGCGGGTTTCAACCGTCGGGAGGTCCCGCCTGGCCCGCGCGGCGAGGCCGAGGGCGAGGACGTGGTCGTCTGTGTGGCCGTCCTGGCCCTGGAGGCGGCCGTTGTGCTCGCGGAAGTGCGTCATCTCGCGCAGGGTTTCGAGGTCGGGGATCAGGAGCGCGCCCACGTTGACCTCCTGACGGAGCTGCGACAGCATGGCCTCGCGGCTGCCTCCCGTCGTCACCCAGTCCTTCGGGTGCCCGCTCGACGTGTCCCGCCAGAGGTTGACGCCCTCGTCGTAGAGCAAGCGGATCACCTGCTTTCCGATGGCGTTGCTCTCAACGAGGGTGAGCGCGCCGCCGTACATGCGGGCGAGGGTGCTCACCTTGCGCGAGAAGTCGACCTCGCCGCCGAAGCGTGAGGTGAGCACGGCGCACATGCGGCCCAGGTCGTCGAGCACGATGGCGACCGCGAAGTCGCCGCCGTTGCACCACGACGGGTCGACGCCGATGCAGTAGGAGCGGGTCACGTCCGGGCGGCGGTAGAAGCGGATCTCGCCTGCCGGGTTGTCGGCGGCCTCTTGAAGCGTGATCAGGTGGTTGAGCCACGCGATGTCGAACCAGCCGCCCTCCCAAGCGAGGAAGCCCTCGTCGAGATTGGACGGGTAGTCCTTGCGGAATTCCTCAAGGCCAACACCCCTGGGTCCGCTGATCTTCTGGCGCCTCCAGTAGAGGCGGGCCAAGGTTTCCGCGTCCGCGATCTGGAGGCCGATGTCCTCGGCGTAGGCGACCTCCTCCTGGTCCGGCTCCCACCCGTCCGGCGGCGTGGTCTGATACTCGGGATGCCGGTACCACGGCCAGAAGTTGACGCGCACCGACTTGTCGCCCAGGGCCACGGCGCGGCGGGCGCCGCGGACCTTCTCGGCGTACAGCGTGCCCGGCCCGGTCGGCGTCGAGATGATGTGCGTGGGGCAGTTGTCGGGCACGGTCGCCTGGATGGAGGCCCAGTTCGTGCGGGCGTTCACCCACTTGCCCATCTCCTCGCACACGACGGCGTGGTAGTTCCACGACTTCGCCTCAGTCGAGCCGCCGACGGTGACGTGCTGGATGAGGGCGTCGTTGCGCTCGAAGATGACCGAGTTCTTCGACAGGTTCAGGCGGACCGGGCCGTGGCGCTTGAGCCCGGACGCCATGTGGTCGACGAACACCCGGTAGCGCCGCATCGAGGAGTCGGTCGTGCTCTGGTGGTTCGTCGCGATCAGGACCTTGTAGGGGAACGGCGCGGCGTGAGCCGAGGCCTGCTGGTTGGCGGCTTCCTGTGTCGAGCGGCCCACCTGCCGGGCCTTGACGTCGATCGTCTGGGTGACCGCCGGGTCCTCGTAGGCCGGCTGCGCCTCGACCTGCATCGGGTGCGGGTGGACGAACGGGCCTGGCGGGTCGCGGGGGTCGCGCTTCTCGATGTGGAGGTTGGCGATGTAGGCCCGTCGCCCCGTGCTCGTCGTCCAGACCCAGTTCAGGTAGGCGCCCCAGTCGGGGACGTGGGCGCCCGTCATCTACGCCTCCGCAGTGGGCGTCATCCAGGCGCTGGCCTGCGCGACCTTGAGGTGCCGGGCGATCTCGGCCGCGTCGGCCGCGGGGTCGCCCTGGAGTCCGTGCATCCGCGAGTAGAGGTTGAGCCCGGCCGGGTCGCCCGACTCGACGAGGCGGCTGACCTCGCGCCAGAACGCGCCGTCGAGGCGGATCAGGTCGAGTTTTGTCAACCCCTGCGCCGTCGGAAACGCGGACAACCACCAGGCCGTGAAGCCGGGGACCCCCTCCCACTCGTCCCACTCCTTACGCGTCAGGGGCGGCCCGACCCAGGGGCACGCCACCATCACCTTCTCCTCGGTCACCCGGCCGTCGCTGGCCTTCACCCACTCGCCCGTCCAGAACGTGACCTCGCCACCCACCACGCCGATGGTGGCCTCGAGGGTGCAGGACACCTGCCGGGACATCGAGTCCCACCACAGCGCCCGGGCGATGTCACGGGCCCGCTGTTGACGGGCGCCGGGCGTGAACTCCCGCGGCTTCACGCGCGGCTCGATCCTCTTCCGTGGCTTCTTTGCCGTCATCGGACCTTCCTCCCGTGCTCGTTCAGGTGGCCCTCGACCGCCGCCTCGCGTGCGTCCGACGTGATCTGCGCGTCGTCCATGCGCTCTGCTGCCGGGCGCTGTTGGTTCTCGCTTTCCAGGATGAGCCTGTACCTCGCCGCCCGGAGCGCCTCGTCAGGTGTCATCGTGCGCGTCGTCGCCATCGTCGCCTCCGTCGGCCACCAGGGCCTGCATCCAGTCTACCCGCTGCCCCCCGAAGTCGCTCCGTGCCACCGCGGGCGCCGAGATGGGCCGCGTGTTCACCGGCTCGTCGAGGAGCACCATGACGGGGTGTGGCTTCCGGTTGGGGCACGCGCCCGTGTAGCACTCGCACTGGCCCATCGCGTCCAGCATGTCGCCACAGCAGCCGCACCTCATGACGCACCGCCATCGGGGGCCACATCTCCCGGCCCGGTGTCGCCGTCGACCATCGAGATCCACGTCGAGTCTGACTCGGGGTCCACCACGATCACGACGCGGGGGTAGTCGTACTCGACCATCGCGATCCGCAGGTACTGTCGTGCGCGCTCGGCCCGGATGACCTGACCGCGGGCGATGTTGCGGATGTAGGCGCCGGTCACCCCGAACGCCTCGCCGATCTCGCGCGAGCTCCATGTCCGCATACAGCCCTGCGTGCGGAGGAACCTCACCAGCGTCGGGCCCAGGTCGTCAGGCGTGCTGGCTGGCATGGGCGCCCTCCTCGATGGGTTCGGCGTGGGCGTCGAGGATGCGGAGTACACGCGTCTCGTTGAGGCCTGGCACGACGATGCGCGGCACGATCCCCGCGTACTCCATCGCCATCCTGACGCGGAGTCCCCCAGGAAGGCCTGTGGCCTGCTCCCGGGCGAGGGCGTCCCAGTCGCCGGCCCTCGCTGCGTGGACCAGGGCCGTGATGGGCTTGCCGTGGCCGTGGAAGCTGCCCACCATGACGTGAGCACACCTGGCGCAGATGGCACCGGCGCCTTCGTAGACGTGGCACCTCGTGGGCCTGGGGTAGTACAGCACCCGCTTGTTTCCGCCGCACCCGGCACAGCGGGCGTACCATTGCCGGTTGAAGGTCCTGAACTCGTGCTGCGCCCATTCGCGGTCGTCGAATTGCAACTCGAGGACGCCCCCACCCATCCGCCTGACACGCCCAGGCCAGCGAACACACCCGATAATCGCCCGCCAGGACATGACGTGACCGGTGAAGAACTCCACCCTGCCGCCCGCGATCCACCGCTTGGGCACATGCGTCCCGACGACTGACGGCGGTAGCGCCGTCGCCAGCAGGGAGCCGACGACGAACGAGGGGTGGAATTCAGCGCGCCGCGTCCCGAGCCCGGTGAGGTTCAGGCCCATCAGCTCACGACTTGCCCCGCTGGGGCTTCCGGATCGGGACCTTGGATGGGGAGCCGTCGAGCTGGCGGCGGAACTCGGCCAGGGGATCGGGCGCCACTGGGTTGTCCTCGCCGCCGTTGGCGGCGGCGGCGGCGGCCGGGGCGGGCGCCGTGGGCGTGGTGGCGGCGAGCAGGGCGGCCTCCAGGCGGGCGAGGCGGTCGCGCAGCTCGGCGTTGTCCGACTCGTAGGCGACCGTCGCCTTGCCGTTGCTGCCCGCGTTGGCGGCGATGTCCTGCATGGCCTGGGCGAGGGCGGGGTCCATGTTGCGCATCCCGGTCACCACGGTCCCGTCGACCTCGGAGTACGTGAGCGGCGCCGCACCCGTCACCTCGCCGAACACCATCGGGAGGTAGAAGTGCCTTTCGCGGCGGCTGACGGTGCGCTCCTCCTGCTTGCCCTCCTGGCCGACGAACTTGCCGCGCTTGTCGGTGTAGTGCTTGAAGATCGTGTTCCAGTCGGCGTAGATCAGCACCCACTTGCCGCTGCGCCGGTGGGTCAGGTCGCGCAGCTTGGTCTTGATCGCGGTCTGGATCATGGCGAACCAGGCCCCGTCCGTGACCTGGTTGATGTAGCCGGCGGCGTGGGGGGCCCAGAGCGATCCCAGCATCTGGTGGCGGTTCTTGCGGATGCGGGCCACGAGCTCTGGCGTGACCTCCTGCTCCTCCATCAGGGCCTGGATGGCGTGCCGGCTCACCCGCTCGAAGTCGTCGAGGCTGTCGAGCATCGGCTTGTGAGCAGGGGGAGCGGCGGGCCCCTCACCCGTGGCGTTCTTGACTCGCATCTCCTCGATGAGGTCTGCGAAGTTGTCCTGAGAGTTCACCTGGATCTGGGGCATCGGGCCTCCTGTGGGGTTCCTCGCGACTCTGTTGTACCACTTTGGATCAGTGATCGCAATCGGCGCATATCACTCGGCGTCATCCGCGGGCCGTCTCGTCAGCCGTGGACGTCGCCTCGCGCTCGGCGAGCCACGCTTCGATGGCGGCGGCGCGGTAGACCACGCGGGCACCGCTTGATTTTCCGAGCCGGATGTACTTCGGGCCAATCCCCCTCAATCGCCACATCCGGAGAGTCTGGGGCTGAATGCCGAGGTAGCGGGCGACCTCGGGGCCGCTCAGGAGTTGGGGCAGGCGGTCATCGCGGAGGTGCTGTGGGGTCGATTCCGGCGGCATCGTAGACTCCTTGGAAGGGGTGGGCCCGGGGAAGACCTCGGGCGGGCCGGGTTGACTGTGGAAGATCGGGGGTGGCTGTGGCGCGACGATGAGCCGATTGTGGCCCAGCACCTCGTCTTCATCCGGGCGCCGGCCCTCCATCAACTGGTCGATACGGCGACCCTCCATCTCCCGCACCCGGTCAATGTCGGGGTACCAGCGGAGGTGGGGGTACAGCGCCTCCAGTTCCTGCACCGTCCGCCCGAACGCGTGGTAGCCCCAGCGGTTAGGCAGTACACCGCCAGGGCTCCACAGGGACAGACCCCAGACGACGCAGCCAACGCCGGCCTTCCGGGTGACCCTGAAGTAGCCGTCCTGCCCCACTGTGTCCGGCAGTCCGGGGATCATCCAGTAGCCGGCGTACACCTTGTCGGTTGTCACCCAGGCGGGCATGGGTTCGGGCACCGTGTCGCGCTTGATCTCGGTCATCATCGCCGCCTCCGCGCCGCCCGGTTGTTCGCCCCGGGCAACTCCAGCGGCCCACGCGCGCGGACCACCTCCGCGGCGGGCGGGGGCTTGCCGTCGGCGTCGAGCATGAGCTGGACGAGGGCCAGCAGGTCGTGAAGCACGTTGAACTCGTCCGCCGCTCGCAGCACCGACTCGAGGACGGCGTAGGTTGTGGCGACGGTGGCTCGCACGATCAGCGGCTCGACGAAGAAGCCGAGGCGGTGGTCGTCGAGCTCGGCGGTGCGCGTGACGAGCAGGTCGAAGTCGGACACCGGGATCGGGTGCTCGATCTTCACGCTGGGGGCCAGCGCCAGGACGCCGACCGACAGCACGCCGGCCGGCGGTCCTGCTGGCTCGGCCGGTGGGAGCAGCTCGTAGCGGATGCTGGCGCCGGACTGCTGGGCGAGGGGGTGAGCCGCTGCCGCCGCGTTGAGGCGGGTGAGCCAGCGCATACGATCGATCGGCGTGATGAAGGGGGCGGTGTTGGTGGGCTCGGTCATGGCTCTGATCCGTCGGCGGTGGATGGAATCCGCGTCGTGATGGGTGGTGTGCCGTGCTCGAAGATGGTGACGTAGACGGACCGAGAGGGGACCTCGTCGAAGGGCAGCACCCCGTTATCGGGCGTGACACGAACCATGGGCGTACAGTCGGGCAGCGGGCACTTCGCCAGCGACTCGATCAGCGCGTAGCCCGTGCCCCGTCGAGGATGCACGTAGAGGCCGTGCCATTTCCAGCCGGGTTGGGCGCGCAGCCGGGCGATGGCGGCCTCCTCTCGCTCGGCGTAGTCCGTCATGGCCGCCCCGCCCACCACTGCTCCCTGGCCTTGATCGCCACGTCGAACTGCTCCAAGCAGCCCACCAGGTAGGCGGCCAGGATGAAGTCAGGCGTGTTCGACCCGTTCTCGGCACTGTGCCGGTTGATGGCCGACGCGATGTCCTCGCGCAGGGTCGGCGGCCTCTTCCCGGCTGCCTCCCCGCGCGTCATCTCCCACGCCTCCAGCCAGTTCAGCATCTCCTCGGGCCGGTTGCAGCCCGTGATCCGCTCGACGGACTCCAGGATCTGGGTGACGGTGTCGGACAGCGGGGCGGGGTCGGACGGGATGTCCGTCTTCACGGTAAGCCGCCCAGCCAACGCCTTGAAGCAGCGGGCCAGAAGCCTCGCGCCGTCCTCATCCAGGAGGCTCTCTGTCCACCCGACGCGGATCGTGCCGGTGTCGCCGCGGGGCATCTCGATGTCGACGAAGACGGACTGCTTGGCCTCCGGGATGTCCCACTGCGCGTGGTCGGTCATGGTGACCCGGATGATGTAGGCCTCGGCCGGGATGCTGCTGATGTCGACGTGGATCATGAAGGCTCCCGGCAGGCGATGGCCGACGACGCCCACCACCGGGCCATCCGGAGCTGATCGCGTGCGATCCCGTTGAGCCGCTCCAGGTCAGCCGCTTCCGGCATGGCCGGTGACGCGAGCAGCGAGATCGCCTCGTTGAGCGCGTTGCGGGCGAGCCGGATGCAGCGGATCGCCGCCGTCTGGTCAGCGACCGGGGGCGTGTACTCGACGATAACCTCGGCGAACGCGCGGCAGTGGCTGTTCACTCGGTCGTAGGGGTTGGCGCTGTCGATGGAGTCGTGACCCGCGATGCAGCGGGCCAGCCAGCCGCACAGGTCGGCGGCGTTGCACTCAGCCAGGCGGATCGCGGCGTAGTGCGGGGCCTGCTCCTGGGTGGGCGGGTGGTAGGTGAACCAGAGGTCCAGGGTCGGGTTGTTCACGTCAGGCTCCTGTGTAGTCGATGGCGTCCATGTCGAGTGTGTCCAGCGTGGCGTTTGCCGGGGCTGTGGGGGCCGTGGCCGCGTCGGCGACCGGTACCCCCGCCATCTCCCGCCTGCGCATCTCGACGAGCACACGGGCGGCAGCTCGGGCGTCGTCGAGGGCGCGGTGGGCCTGGCCCTGCTCGACGCCGAAGTGGGTGCAGGCGGCGGCGAGGCTCACGCTGTTCTTCGCCCGGCCCTTGCGGTCGGCGATGGTGACGCTGCGGGCCCTCATGTGGTCGTGGGCCGCCAGCATGATGCAGTGGCCCCACGACCACCACAGGGCGGTACCGTGTGCGGCGATGTAGGCCGGATCGGTGGACGAGCAGCGGATACCCGTGCGCACCATCATCGGCGCGTCGAAGGCGACGCTGAACGCCGTCACGATGATCGGGCCCGCCGCGCGGCGCAACAGGGACTCGAACAGCACCTTCGCACCCGACTCGGGTGGCGCGTGTTCGAGCATCGCCCGGGTGATGCCGTTCACCGCGAGCGCCTGGTCTGCACGCTCGTCGAGGATGTCGGGCCGCACGAGGGTCGACATGCAGGCGACCTCGTGGCCGTAAAAATCAAGCAAGACCGCGCCGAGCTCGACGACGCGGGCCCAGTCCTGGCCCGGGAAGCCCGTCGTCTCGGTGTCGACGACGACGGTGAAGGCGTCGAAGAGGACGGGGGCGGTCGCCGGGGCTGGCTCGCGTGATGATGCGGGCGGGCGGTCGATGAGCGGGGGCAGTGGCTGGTTCAGGGCGTCACGAACAACGGCCAGGCTGTGCGTTTTCGCCCACTCATTCACCTTCACCTCGACTTCGCCCTCGGTGCCGGTGACCTGGTCGACCACCATCAGGCCGTCCTTGACGCGCTGCACGAGGACTGCAGCGGCGTAGTCACCCTCGTCCCCGTAGTCGGCGCCGATCCCGTAGGCCCCCACCTTGTCGAGAGCGGGCAGCACTACTGACCTCTCGCCGTTTCCTGCCATGTCGCCTCCGCTGGAGCGTGTAACCGGGCGGTGTCAGTGTACTTGATCCAGGTGGGCGAGGCAACGGGGGGTGAGGA